GCTGCTTCCGCTTGTACCTGAAGTACCACTTGTACCGCTTGTACCACTTGTTCCATTAGAACCATTGGTGCCGTTAGTTCCACTTGTGCCACTACTTCCACTCGTACCACTACTTCCACTTTTACCACTTGTGCCACTTGTACCACTTGATCCACTACTTCCACTGCTTCCACTCAACCCACTGCTTCCACTGGTACCGTTTGTGCCACTTGTGCCGATTGTACCACTTGTACCAGATGTACCATTGCTGCCGCTTGATCCGCTTGTGCCACTACTGCCACTGGTGCCTGATGTACCATTGCTTCCTGACGTACCACTCGTACCGCTACTTCCAGACGAACCACTACTTCCACTCGTACCGCTACTTCCACTTGATCCACTAGTACCACTTGTGCCGCTACTTCCACTTGTTCCATCGTTACCACTTGTGCCAGATCTTCCTTTTGTTCCGGTGGTGCCGCTTGTTCCGGTTGTACCGCTTGTGGTACTAGTACCACTTGTACCATTGGTGCCTCCTAAAATGCCACTACTGCCGTTTGTACCACTGCTTCCATTTTCACCGCTGCTGCCGCTGGAACCAATTTCTCCACTTTCACCACTACTACCTCCTTCTCCATTTGTTCCACTGGTACCATTACTTCCACTTGTTCCTGAAGATGTGCTTATACCGCTGGTACCGCTTGTGGTACTGGTACCACTTGATCCAGCTGAACCTTTTGCACCACTACTACCGCTAGTACCACTTGTACCTGTTCCAGATGTACCGCTAGTACCACTTGTACCTGTTCCAGATGTACCGCTTGTACTTATGTCACCGCTTACACCTATGATATAACCACATGCATCAAATGAAAAAGTTATTGTAGCAGTATTATCATTATTTAAAACTATTGTTTCAGGTATTAACTGGTTAAAATTTTCATCATATGTTTGAATTAATACCAGATCCGAATTTAGATTATGATCAAATACCCAAACTTTTGCTTTTTGATCGCAGGGTATTTGTTTTGTTGCAACATTGTTAAAATATCTGGAACTGGTTCTACAATAAATTATTTTGCGTAATTCATCGATTATTTTAAGAAACAGTTCTGTAGTAGGATCTTTAAAAGTCGCTGTTAATTTTTTATAGTCATACAAAGCATTGTCCAATTTTATTGGTGAAACTTCGCATGGATCTTTCTTCAATGTTGACATTTCTTATAAATATAACAAAAACAACTAAATAGCGTCTACATAGTGTTAAAAAAGATAAATATTAACTATATTTATTTAAATAGAGAAATTGGTATTCGTCTCCATTGACCTGTACTATAAATATAAAAATAATTACCGTCGTAGCTTACCCAGCCATCTTCTCCATAGTCAGATGATTGATAAGGTACTTGATGATAGAATTTATCAGGAAATCTTTGAAATATTCTAAAAGCTGTATTTATAGGTCTTCTATTAGCTGTAGTGTATATGGGATTGCCATTACAGTCATAACCACTTATATAAGTTTGACTACTATAATCATAATCAAATGTAGATATTTCTCTTTTTAACCACCCCGATGGATATTGATATACATAAATATATTTACTATCATAAGCTAACCAACCATTTTCTCCATAATCAGTGATTGATTTAGGAGCTGGGTGAAATGGAGTATTTATTGTATTTTGATAATTTGATGGTATTTTATTATAACCATCCAAATTGGTTACTTCATTTGGCTTTAGTGCCATTGTACCTTGACCTGTTACATCTGTGTAATCCAATGGACTATCTTTTAGATTACTACTGTTTTTAATAACATTATGTTCAATTGCACCCATTTCTCCAGCACTAGCTACAGCATTTTCTTGCAACATTACTTTTCTTACAGTAAATAGCTTTTGAGTGGTATTTTTTACCCCGTTTAAATTTGTTATATAATTATCATTTAGCAAGTAAGCATTGACATTTATATCGAATGTTGTTTTGATATTACGATCTTCACCGTCGTTAACTTCTTGTTCGATGCTGTAACTATCTATTCTAGCTCTAAATTTAAATCTCTCCGCGTCACCCCAGTAGTCTTTAGCTGCGTAGTTTATTTGTTCCAACAGTTTATTATTTTGATCTACATAATCGGTCCAAATGATGCATTCGTATGTTATATTTACTTGAACTGGTAAACTTACACTATAAATTTGCTTGGTTGGTTTGCTAGCAAAAGCACCTTTATTCATTAAATCAAATCTATCATACTTGTTCTTTTCACTATAATTCATTATAGTTTCGTAATTTAGATAACGATTAAAGGTTGCTAGTTCTTTGTTATTTTCAACACTTTTTCTACGAATCATTATGGCTGGCAACAATATTTTGCCTTGGTTATCTCTAATATGACCAAATTTTTTCATAGCAAACCATCTTTCAGGATTACCATATATAACTGGCACTTTTACAACTTCACCGTTATCATTAACTTGAAGTCTGAGTGTATCGTTTAAAGTATTAATAACAGCTGTATCAACGTCTAATAAAGTGACCGTAAAATTCTTCTCTTTATCAGTATCACGACGAGATGCGTTTGCTCTATTATAAAGCTTGTTAACATCTGATTGAGATGATGCATTTTCAATCGGATTTGGCGGCGGATTTATATTAGTATTTGGACCCCAAGCCATAAATTATGTTTGTCTTTCTACGAGGTTAAGCTTACTTAGTCTTGTGTAATGTGTATTAACAATTAAGCTCCAAGATTTATCTGGATGTCCGCCCAAGAATTGTTCTTGAACAACATTATCAATTTCGTAATAACGTTCATTATACAAAACCAAGTCGCCAATTTCTGGAAAATAATTGGTGGTAATACAATCACGTTCTCTGAATCTGTAAACGATATCTTGCTTTCTATCAGGACCATATCCTTGATTTTCAGTATTAATGTCTTCACGTTGAACAAGGCAACTCAAATCAATACCAGAATAGAAAACTTTACCTTTATCACTGCTACTTTCGCCATAAATATTGGTATTGGTTTCATAAGCAGCAATCTTAAATACTTGAACAACACATTCAATTATATCACCTATCAATTCAGAATTAACACTTCCCAAGAAGTTTATGTCTCTTGGAGAAAAATATCTTCCAGGCGAATAATTGTTATTGTAAATACCAACGTCTTTACGAGTTGATGTCCAATATTGTTTAAATTTTGGATCGGTTTTTGGATACTGTGGAGATACAGGTGCTGCCATACATTATATAAATATATACATATTATTTATTTATAGTGTTAATGATTGAATCTGGAAATTCATTTTCTCGAATTCGTATCAATTTTATGTTTTTTTGTTTTAATAAATTTTCTTTTTCCAAATCATTAAAATATGATGTTTTTTGAAATTCATATTTACATTCACCCAGCGATTTTGGATGCCAAAATATACCATCAATCTCAATTACTAGATTATAATCCGGCAAATACGCATCGAACACTTTATAATCTATAACATATTGTGGTATATATTTTATATTTTCTAACTCCAACTGTTTATACAATTTTTCCTCCAACGATGTGTTTCCTGTAGGAGAAAATATTTTTTTAAACCCCAGTCTAGACGCTCTTAATAAATTTCCTCTCCATTTGGATTCGTCTTCTTCTTTCAATATTTTCCATATCTGACCAACACGCTTTTTCTCTTCTGGATGTGTATCCCAATATTTCTTTTTTGCTATCGAGATTTTCTCATTTCTCTCTTTGGTATATATCTTTTTTTTAAAATTTTCATCCTCAAATCTTTTTTTACTAGATATACTCATTTTTTCTAAAGTTTCCTTTGACTTTTCTTTCGAAAAAAATTTAGACATTTTTTCTTTAACAATGGGATTTTTCATAGCAATTTTTGTTTTTTCCGATACAAAAATTCTATTATTCACATCGCTATAATAATGTATTTTCGAACATTTAATACTGCAGTATTTTGAATATCCGTCGACTAAAGACACGAACCTAGTTTTTGATTTACAAGAAATACACTCACTTTTATTTATATTAACATGTTTTATATAATATTCTTCAGTCGATATTTTATGTGAAGATTTTATATGAATTGATAAAGATCTGGTGCTTTTATATTTTAAACCACAGATATCACATTGATGTTTGTCCATATATTAATATATATTAGTAAAAATGCCCAAACCCCAATGTAAATATGTAAAGGTACACGGGACAACATCTTATTCATTTCTTCACTTTCTTTTCCTTTATTTTCCAATTGATTAACACGAAGCGTCTTTTCCAACATATCTCTTAGTTTTTCAAGCAATGAATCTTTTTCTTCTTTAGCTTCAGAACGAAGTTCAGCACCATCAAGAGTTACTTCGCCGCCAGGAATTGGTACGGTACTATATTTTTGAAGAATACGACCCAATGTTTCTTTGCACAATGCCAAAAAATACTTTTTGATCCATTGTTTACCAGGCTGATTTACCTTACAGTAAGTACAATATTCATATGGAACGTCGCTTGGGTCGCTTATATATTGATAACGAGATCCGCTGTAAAAGTTGGTAATATCACGTTCACGTTCAACGATGTAATCTATATACACTCTAAAATTATCGGTTGGGATTGGAAATATTCTCAACTTGTTGTTGCCTAGAATTTCAAAACTGTAAGCGCTTTTACGAACCATATCATTGAATTCGATAGCTTGTACACGTTCCAAATCTTCAAATATAGGAGTCATCAAGAATTGTGTAGCGGGACTATATGCGCTGAATCCCATTTCACTGAGTACGTTGCTGTAACTCATACCTGTCATACTAAATGGATCATAAATACGTGCAATAGCTGGTGGTCGATGGTGAAATACTCTTTTCACTTCAATTCTGGAACCAGTTAAATGTTCAATGTCTTGTCCAATTAGTTTATTTAAGTCATACACCTGATTGGTAGCAGATGGATTGATACTTCCACTAATAGTTACATAATTGCGTTTAACTTCAACTTCACCACCAACAAGTGCTTCTGCTCCGTATTGTTTGCTTAATTGGATTATAAAAGGCAAACCTGTACTTTTTACACCCAATCCAGTTAAATTGTTGTATGTGGCTTGAGGTAAACCTTGTAAATTAACCATATTATTAACGATATTAAATTCATTAACAACGCGGTTATACTCCAATACAGATTCTTCAAAACAAGCGTAAAAATTAACATCGATCATTTCTATATCGATGATTGGATACCCCAAACGTTTCGCTGCCCACATAGCGCTGCTACTACAATCGTTTTCAAATGTAGTTTCGCCAGATACTGTGTTGCAACTTTCGCTTAAGTAATAACCAAATGGCACAGTGTCTTGGGTAACACTGCTACCACTTCCAGGCCATCTTACCCTATCGGAGTCAAGATTAGCACTCATATCTTAGTCCACCCTTTCACGTTTTTTACAACTCTGTCTTTTTTTAAGAAATAACCAATGTCTCCATTTGTTAATATATTAATAGATGGATTGTTACTATTTAATTTTTTCATTTGTTCAATTAGATCAAATCTTGTTCCATTGATTGTATCTCCAGTAAATTTATTTTTTAATGTATAAATATTTTTATCTGCAGATGGATTATTTAATCCTAATTTTGACTGTCTAATCTTTTCTTTTACTTCGGGTCTACTATTTACTTCAATTGCAATCAATCTTTGTTTTTCTTTATTTTCCGGTTTATTTTTTGTCAAAATCATCTTTTCTAAAGCAATCTTATTTCTACGCATTACATTATTATCTCCACGATTCGCAATGCTTATTTTTTCTTTTGTTTCTTCGGTGTGTTTCTTTCCAAAAAAAGTTCCTTTATCACCACAATAAATACCTATTTTAGTTCCGGGTTTACCCGTTTCAATGATTAAATTTGACCAATCGCCACTTTTAACTATATCAAATTTGTTACTATAATCTATACACAACTTACTAAATTCTTCAATTCTATCTAAATCATATTTAACAAGTATTTCTGTATTTATATGTTTTCCGTGGACTTTTAAATGGTTATTCCATCTTGTTCCGGATCCTAAGTATGAAATAGCTTTGGAATCACTAGTAGTAACTCTCTTACAAAGATATCTCATTCCAGTTACAGAATGGGTTTTAACCAATAGATACAAATATTTCTTGACATTAGCACTCATTAATTATAAATATCTCAAACGTGAGATAATACAACTAAATTAGTGGATTAATAACCAAGTACCTACTACATCCGCTCTGTTTGCACTTTCATCGCCGTCGCCTGGTTTAACTATAACATTCCACTTTGGTTCTTTTCCAGCTGGAATTACTTTCATCTCATCGTATGTAATGATGCTATCTTTAGGAACGCCATATTTTGCAGACAATTTATCTTTTAATGTATCTATAGCCTCAGGCGACTTAAATTGAATCTTACCGTCTTTATCTTTTATCAATTTGCCATTGTTATCTTTCAAAATCAAATCGGTAAACATTGGTTTTGGAACTACTGTAGAATGTTTAGTACTCTTAGGTTGTATTTGTTTTTCTTGATCTTGAGTAGCACCCATACTAAAATTCATCTTAAAATTATTAGGCTTGTTTCCAGTTGCTACACCTGCCATTTTTGTATAAGCATAAAAATCAACTTGTGGGAACTTTCTGGCAACACTATAAGCTAAATCAACATAATCTGGACTGAAAAAATCACCAGCATCGTGCCATCTAATTACTACTTTAGCTCCTTTTTTAGCAAACTTATCCACTTCAGTTTGTATTTCGGATTCTAATTTTGCTTTAAATCCTTGTGGATCGTTTAGCAAAAAGTTCAATACTTTGGTTTGAGACATTGAACTTTCTTTCCATTGTACATAGCCGCCTTTTTTAGCATAACAATATACTTTACAAGCACCTGCGCCAGGACACGTATCTACTACAATAAAATCGCCAGTCTTTTCATTTACTGCTAATCCTTTTAAAGCTGGCAAACCTATATTGAAATATTGTGCGGTTTCGCCTCCACTATGGGTAATCTTTTCATTTTGTTTTAATAACTTTGTAGGACGAGTAATAATCGCTGCTTTCAATTTATCTAAATCAAACTTACGATCATTTTCATCTTTAATTTCAATATTGCCTCTGTGTACATAGGGCATCATGTACTTATCTAATTTTGTCTTTTTACCATCGGCGGTTTTTGCGAGGTAGTCTTGCATTTCGTCCGGAGTCATTGTACGGGTCATATCAGCTTCTTCTAGACCTGATGAATTCACAAACTGATCCAATGTCATTATACTATCGGGTGGTAAACCCATTGCTTCATACATTTTAACTTCGGTTAATAAATCAATAAATTTCATATGTGTTTTGTTATTCTTACTTTTAGATTGCCCGTGCCTTTTATTACACGGTGGTATGTTTCTTTTGGTATAAATATTGTTTCTTTAAGCAATTGTGGTAAATTATTATCTAATTGAAAGTGCCAATTGTTATTTTCTATAACTTCAACTGTTCTGTCTTCACGATCTATATGCCATTCCAGTTCGTGCGTATCTACATCAGAACTAAATTCTCTTATATACTGATTGTTGCCCAGTGAGTTTTCTATAAACGGTAGACTCATTACCAGTATTTACCTTTACCTTTATTGCCTAGTGATCTCATTCTATGACTTCTGCAACTCCAGTATCCAGCGGTTGTTCGATCTTTCTTTTGACTACATCTGTGTCTAGCTGCAAAACTCTTACGACGAGCCTTGCTACTAGCTCTACTTCTCATATTTGGATCTCCAAATGTTACTTTTTTAACTTTGCCATTCTTGGATTTAACATATACAGCATACTTTTTAGGACCGCCTGGAGTTCTAAATGGTCTGCTTAAATTAACGGTACGTCCTCTATGCTTAAGTTCCATTAGTAGATCTTCTTCTACTTCAATAGGTGCATCCAAATAAACTTCTCTACCTTCGAAGAGTTCTTTCTTACCAAGATCACTTTCCACCAATTCAGCGTCCGAATCACATAATTCAATTTGGTTCTGGAAATATAAAGTACGAACTTCTTCCAACAACTCAAAGTAACTATCGCTATAAGTTCTAAAAATGTTTTCACTTAGTGGTATTTGTTTTTCAAGATGATACTTGAGATTTGTGCTTATAACCACGTTTTGGATAAGAGCCATACTACATAACTCTTGATTGTCCATCAAATCACCTAATTTAATCATATTGATAAATATTGGTTTAATTATAAAAAGTAATATTTATATTATATGAACTATAAAAAACAACTGTATTATACAATCGTGATTCTAATACTAACTGGTTGCATTTCCTCCGAAGTTAAACCAGCAAAGCAAGTTACAACGTCACAAGATGCGGTTGCTAAACAGGAAGCCAAAGTAGATAATACAATGGTAGAATTGGAAAAAGTAGAAAAAGGTAAACGGGTACAAACTTCATCTTTATCCATAGGTATTCAACACTCATTGAGTCAAGTAACAAATGCGCCTGTACAAGTTGACACTGCTAAAGCACTAAATGAACGTGTCATTTCTATAGTTGGGTCACCTCATATAGATGAAATCAAACGTATTAAAGCTACCGTTGATCTATTGAATAGTCAAGTTGCTGAAGAAAGAAAGAAAGGTGATCAGTTATTGTCACAACGTGACGAAATCATCAACAAACTACAAAAAGAAAAGTCTGCTTTGAAAGAAAAGTATGACGATGAATTGTGGCAAATGACTGATAAAGCAAAAGAAATTGCAAAAGAAGCTGATCAAAGTAAGGCTACTCTTGATGCTATGAGTGGTATGTTTGGATTAAATGCGGTATTTTGGGGTTTAAAGAAGTTCTTTATCAGTGCATTGACCGCTATTATCGTATTCGTTATAGTATTTGTTATACTTAGAATATTAGCAACAGTACATCCAGCCGCCGGTGCAGCATTTAGTATATTCAATATGATTGGATCCGGACTATTAAGTTTGGTAAAAGCATTAACTCCACATGCATTTGAAATGTCTAACTTTGCTTCAAAAGACAAAGTTAATGAATTTAAATCTCCTCTTGTCAAAATAGTCGATGTAATCCAAGAATTAAAAGAAAAGCAAAAAGAGTCTCCTGATAGAGTATATCCATTAACCGAAGTATTAAAGAGATTTGATAAGGAAATGGACAGTTCTGAAAAAGAATTGATCGATGATATACTAAAAGAACAAAAGTGGATTAAGTAAATTATTAAATATATTTATTATATAATTGTTTTGGATTGTTAACTAACGTTATATGTTAATAAACTAAATACGATTATGGACACAAATACAGCACACGTAATATCTCAACAGGTATTGGAATCAACCGCACAAGATATGACAGGCAAATATGTCTGGATGTTCTTAGCAGGCTTGATAATTTTAATGTTTAAATCGAGCATAGAAAAACTTGCAGCTGCGCTGTTTATGTTTATTGGCTCCGATTATAAAGAAGATGACGTTGTATACGTCGATGGTAAACCAGGCAGAATTATTCGTGTAGGACTTACCAAAACTGTATTCTTTATCTATGATATTGTCGATGGTAAGGTTGTTAGTGGCAACAAATTAGTGGTTCAAAATGAAAGATTGGCAAGTCTAAATATAGAAAAACCACTACCTAATTTGGATTTAAGTCGTTTTAAAAAAGACTAATTCAACACTGCAAACATATGGCCATCAATATTTTTACCCATATTAGAAGGGGTCTATACGATAACGTTTACAATTGTATAGAAAAAGAAAAAGTGGACGTTAATCAAAGAGACGACGACACAGGTAATCCGCCTCTGGTTGTCGCTGTAGAAGAAAATCAAATAGAAATAGTTCGATTATTATTAAATCACGGAGCTGATCCAAATGTAAAAGATTGGACAAGCAAAAATACCGCATTAGATGTAGCCGAACAAAAGGGTTTTAAACCTATTGTAGAAGTACTACAACAAAGAGGTGCTAAATACAGCAGTGGTAGTAGTTTCCACTTGGCTGCAAAGAATGGTGACATCGTTTCTATTGAAGAAATGTTAGATAAAGGATGTGATATCAACGAAGTTGATGCGGGTAAAGGTTGGACTGCACTACATTATGCCGTTAATTACGGACAAAAACACTTGGTTGAATATCTAATTATTAAAGGTGCAGATATCAACAAGAAAGATTTCTTGGGTAAAAACAATCCAATTGATGTATTGTCCAATACAAATAGAGGCGAAATTGTTAAAATACTAAACAATTACGGTGCTAAATCCGCCGGGGGTATAAGTATTCATTTCTGCGCAGAAACTGGTGATTTTGAGGGTGTACAAGGATTCTTTGATAAAGATGGTAGAATCAACGGTAGAGATGAAAAGAACGGTTGGATGCCATTACATTATGCCGTTAACGCTAACGATGTTGATATGGTGGAGTTTTTGGTACATTTGGGAGCAAACGTTAATGGTGCGGATTTCAAGGGTGAAATTGCTCCGTTAGATATCGCATTCAAGACTGGAAATGTAGAAATGCAAAGTTATTTACAATCCAAAGGTGCTCAAAGAAAGAAGAAACACGATACAGGTGGTGGCGGTAAAGATGTGACCATTTATATTACAGATGAAGTCAAAAAACAAATAGCTTTGTTTATTGAAAAACGTGAAAGAGAAGAAGCTGCTATTAAAAAGATAGAAGAAGAACAAGCAGCAAAAGAACCAAAAAAGAAAGATGCTCCTGTAAAGAAGATTAACTGGAAGGACTTCTTGAAGTTAAAGAATATGCCGGTTGTAGAAAAGAAAGAAGAAAAAAAGAAGGTTGAAGTTCCAAAGCCTGTAAAATCTATTGTCAAGAAGGTTGAAAAGGTTGATGTGGAAGTGAAATCAGGTAGATTACAATTGGATACAGAACAAGAAGGTTATATATTCTTTATGGATATTGTAGCTTATAGTAAAAAGACTACCGATGAACAAAAGAAAGCTTGTAAAGATTTGGGTACTTTGATTAAAGGTACAATGCAATATAAGACAGCTAATGCTCTTGAAAAGTTAATCATATTACCTACTGGTGATGGTATGGTAATGGGTTTCTTTACATACTCAGAAGACGCAATGAATTGTGCGGTTGCTATAGCTAAAGCAGTAAAAGATAGACCAGACTTACAAATGAGAATGGGTGTACATTGTGGTTCTGTAATCCCAATGGAAGACATCAATGGCAATTTAAATATAAGTGGCGACGGCATCAATTATGCTCAAAGAGTAATGGATGCGGGTGAAAGTAATCATTTATTGGTTAGTTCAGCTGTAATGTTAAAATATGATAGACCCGCGTATGTATTAGTGAATGATTTAGGCGATGTGGTTGTAAAACACGGTGTGGTGATGCACTTGTATAGTTTACACGGTAGTGACTTTGGTAACAAAGCATTTCCATCAAGCAGAGTAACAAAAGCAGAACCAACAATAAATAAACCAGTATGAGAGTAATGCCTTTGGTAAGACAATATCATCCAAGTATTGTTAACACAGATTTGGATGTATATAAGATAAAAGATAGAGTAATGGCTGCGCCTATAAATAATCATCCAGATCCATATCAGGTAATTGATAGACTTGGTATAAATCAAATTAACCCAACTAAAATAAAAACAGTGGTTTATAATTCCAAGGGTCTTTTTTACATAATATAAATCTTGACAGGTAGAGTTATATTGTTATAATGAAATAATGTCGGAGTATTTTAACCCCTCATTAATTTACCTCAAAAGCATCAATAAGAATGTTGCAAAAACTCTTATTGAAAAGAACCACTATACTCACAAGTGGTCACTTTGTACTGTAGCTTATGGAGTTTATTACAAAGAGTATATCGAAAGTACTTTCTTTGGGGGATTTAACGAACGCCTGATAGGTGTATTAGTATATGGAAATGCCGTGGGTAGAAATTCAAGTACCAGCATATCTTGTCTACTTACTAACAATAATGTGTTGGAATTAACACGGTTGTGGATTGCAGATGGTTATGGTAAAAATATAGAGAGTTATTGTATAGCTGAAAGTTTTAGACTATTAAACAGAGAATATCCACACATTAAATGTATTCTTAGTTATGCAGATAGTGAAGCTGGACACGCTGGAACAATATATCAAGCAACTGGATTTCTATATCAAGGAGACAACTATGTGGATATAGCAATAATGCCTAACTATAGTGTTAGTTTAATTGGTCCGAATCAATATGAGTGGATACATAGTAGAAGTGTATATGCTAGATGGAAAACACACAGTGTAGATAAATTAAAAGAACGTATTGGTAGAACATTTTGGCGTAAACGTGAAAGTGGTAAACATCGTTACGTCAAGTTTATTAGCAACAAGATAGAAAATAAAAAACTGGTTAAATCTCTAAAACATAAAATTCTACCTTACCCCAAAGATACTTCGTTCAAAGAAGAAGTGCAAGAAATCGTTGTAACATCTACCAACGAATTTTTCGAATAATTAATATTTTCTTTTATGTAATTTAATTGTGGTTAATGATACTCCATACTTCTCACTTAATTCGTTGTTGCTAAAACTACCACTCTTTAAATCGTCAATAAATTCATTCTTTCTAAGCGCAAAATTTCTCTTTTGTTCACTAATCTTACGTTTCATATCATCACTCATAGCACCACGCTTTTTGCCTTTTAATCCATTGTCATAACTGTAATTAATATTACGATTGGCCAACTTCTCATTTCTCTCTTTGTACTTAAGTGTACCACTCTCAACGCCATACTTGTCAACAAACCACTCCAAAGTATAACGCCCTACAGCACGTTCACGTTGCCTTTCTTTAGCCTCATCACTATGTTTTTTACCGTGCATATGACCGACATTATTTGCAACAGTCATATTTTTAATAATTTGTTCTTTATTGGGATTATGTGTAATTGTGTCCCCGCCATATGCACTGGGATTTATATTGTAACCAATTTCTTTCATATGTGGTTTAAACATATTTAAATAAAACTGTTCTTTAACTAATAAATCACATTCATTTATAATTTCGATTATTGTAAATTCAAAATGTTCTTTACCATAAAAACTCCAAGCATTTTGTAATTTTTTATTAATATGATAATTGCCATTTAAATGTTTTTTATGTTCACTCCATCTAAACTCTATATCCTTAGATGAACCGATATAAAACTTACCATTCTTAAGATTTGTTATTTTATAGATGCCACTCTTCATATAATATAAGTATATACGAGTTCTATGGTAATGTCAATTATTTTTTATTAGTGCAAGAAAAAACCCCAACTTTCGTTGGGGTTTTTGAGTTATTTTATTTCTATTAAGTATTATACGGTATCGAGATCACCGATAATAACTTTTCCATAAAATTCGGGTCTGACGACCTTCTTAGCGTAGCGGGTCATTACACCTCTACGTGGAGTGAAGTTCACTGGATCATAGACCAATGGAGTTTGGATTAGTGGGATATATGGAGCATATACAGCACCGGTTTCTAGGAAGTTATTTCCACGGAAACCAACCAATACAACGTTATCGGTCATATATGGGTTCTTATAAACTTGGAAGCGACTTGCGAAGCTACCAACTCTTGCAACGCCCATTGCGAACTTAGCTTGATCACCGTCAGTGTTTACTACATATCCTGGAATTGATTCCAAGATGGTTGCTACGTCTGGACTTACGACCAAGAAGTTAGCACCACCACGTAGGGTCAATTTTTGGATTGTGTTAGATACCTTTTGAATCTTGTTTCCAAGGGTTTGGAACCAAGTGCTCTTTACGTAAGCAGTACGATTTGGTGAAGCGTTTGCATTACGTGTGAAGATTGCTTCACCATTGTTTGCGTTGATGCTCTTGCTGAATTCAACACCGATTTGGGCGGACCAAGCTTCGGTAGTTATACCTTGAACGGCTTCGTTCAACATTTCTAGGATTTCTAGATCGATTTCCATAGATACGTATTCACTCAATAGAGCAGTCAATTCTGCTTCTGCATCGATGGAGTGATATGCGTTCAAGTCTTGGGCCAATTCTGGGGTCCAGACTGCCTTTAACTTACGGGTCTTAGCAACGATTGGTTCGCTGTTTAGTACCAAGTTTACTTCAGGAATACTGATATCAGTATCGATGCTTTGTGTAGCAACGTTACCAGAGGTACCAGAACCTTCACCTGGGGTCTTACCAGCTTCGAAGTCACCACGTAGGTTATCGGTAGGTTGTAGACTGTAGATCAACTTAACGTTGCTTGCTGCGCCACCGAATGCGCTGTTAGAAGCGGATACGATATATACGGATTGATAGAATGGATTGCTCAAACTACCAGTGTTGATTGCTTTGGTGTAGGTATTCAATACCAAACCATTACTTCTTAGAGAAGTTGGTGCGGTTGAACCTGAGATCAAGTTGAATGAACGTACTGCATTCAAATCAACGTTGTACATATATCCTTGACCGACTACAGGAGTAGTATTGTCGTCGTGGTTCAAGATAACCTTGAACAATTTCTTGGCTACTACGGAAGCACTCAATTCAGCAGCAAATTGTACGTCGTTCCAAGAAGCAGTTTGAATTGTATTACCAATTGCAGTTGTACCGGCAGTTTTTGTCAAAGTAATAACAGAGCTACTTACTGGACGAACGGAATATGCGAAAGCGCCTTGTCCGTATAGACCACGTACAGCGTCATCGGTAGAACCCAACTTCTTGCCTGTACCACCGAACAAACTATCGTTCAATTGCTTACCAGCACGGGTAGTTACAGAACTACCGTTGTTCAAGTTACGCAAATCTTGACCAGGAGCGTTTGTACCATACTTGAAGTCTAGATAGAAAATTAGACCTGATGGTAGGTTCATTGGTTGAACGCTTACGAATTCCTTCGCAGCGATTTCAGCGAACACACGACGAACCAATGGAAGAGCTACGCCAGCCCATTGTTCAGAACTGGTGGAGGTACCAGTTGTGGTTGCTTCGTCAAGCAATTGCTTTGCTTGGTTTTCCAATAGGATTGACATATGTGCCTTTTCGACACCAGCGCAACCTTCTAGAAGGCCTGTCTTTTCCCATTTTGATTGTAGTCCACGTGTTTCAGCCATCAATTTGGCTTGTGGATTCATATTGTTTGTCAATAGACTTTTTACATCCATACTCATATTTTTATCTTTCTATATTTAATTACTGTTAGGTTTTTACTCGCAAACTAATTTTACTTCTTGATTCCTGCGAGTTTTTGGAATCTTGAAGTCATCACATCAGCTTGAGGTTCTACAATGGTAGAGTCAGGTTTAGTTGATGATACTTGTTTGCTTGCCAAACCTTCGGTGATAGTGTGAGCAGTTGTATTGGTTTTTTTCTTGACAACTGATGCACCGGAATTAAATGATTCGGCTAAAACTGTATATGCCAACTTGACTTCGCGAATGTTCTTGGTCAAGTCGAAAGTGTTAATGATCTTAAGTTTTTGATCTTCGGTCAAACTCTTACCCTTGAACAACTTGTTGGTATAAAGCAACTTAGCATTCAATAGGTTGGTTTCAGATAGAACGCCCTTCATAAACTTAACTGTACTTAGAGCTTCTGATAGTTGTTTCTTAAGAGATTCGTTTTCTTCATTGATAGCAACCAAAGCTTCTGCCATTTCGTCAGCAGTAACTTCTCCTTCAGATGGAGATGGAACTTGTGCTGGAGCAGCTGGTACTTGAGCAGCTGGATCAACAGGTGCTGGAGCAGGTGCTGGCATAGCGGAATCTTCAGCTTCTAGTTCTGCTAGAAGTTCGTCTAAATTAATAGATTCGTCAACGTCGTCGCCTTCTTCAGAAGAAGCTTCTTCGTCAGCTTCTGTTTCTTCAGATACTTCAGTTTCCAATTCAGCTAGAATTTCATCTAGTTCTTGACTTGTTACTTCGGTACCTTCTTCAACCGCAGCTTCTTCTTCAAGCTTTACGTCGAATTCTTGCTTTCCAGCAGGAGTTGTGCTTTTATTTGCAGCAGGAGATGGTTTAGTTGGATGTTGCTTAGAAGCAATGTTACTATCATCTTTACCGATGTTAGAAGATGCAAGCTTTTCTTCAATCTTGGCTTCTTCTTCGGTGCCTTCTTCTGCCATTTCTTCTTTGAGTTTGTCAGCAAACATTTCTTTCATGCTGTTTGCAAAACTTTCTTCAAGGAAGGTTTTTGCATTTGCCAATGCTGTTTCACGAACAGCCTTTGCATCCGCAATACTTTCTTTTAATAGATCGCTCATAATTATATTTCTGCCTTTCTTATTGTTATTTGTTTATGAAGCTATTGAAGAACTCCAAAGAAGATAAATCACTGTCACATCAAAGAATGATGTATTTGAATAATAAATATAATTAAAAATGTAAACATATCAAAATATTTTATATTTATTGATATATGCCAGCACAAAGCGAAAAGCAAGCAAGACTATTTAGATTGGTAAGAGCCTTCGAAAAGCAAGCAAGACTATTTAGATTGGTAAGAGCCTTACAAAAAGGTGGAATTAAATCAAAAGAAGTATCTCCACAGGTTCGTAAAATGGCACGCACTATAAAACCAAGTAGTGTTAAACATTTTACCAAATTGAAAGAAATATTAAAAAGTCTAAAAGAAGCTGAATACTCACTGAGTGATTTTGATATTATTAAAGGAAAATCTTTTAATCAAGTATTGAAAGAAAACGAAGGAGTTCCATTTGTTAAAAAAGAAATGTTAATATTTCAAAATAAACAAAATGGATTCAGTGGATTTGGAAAAACCAATTTTATTCCAAATGCACCAGAAAACACACAAATGCAAACTGAAATATTCAGTAATGGCAGTACAAAAAAGTATGTGTTTAAAAAATTAATAGATCAAAAAAACGAAAATTTAATTGTTTATGCCTGTTTTGTACAAAGAACGTATCCTGATCGTCCTGAAAAAGAAATATTTAGTATGTTGAGTACTAGCATAGATAAAAACAAAGATTACGAACAAACAAAAGCCTTAGCAGACTTTATAGATAGAATTAACTCTTATGGCCTATAACTTTAATCCCAATTTAGCTAAACATATGAATTCTACCAAAGATAATTATAAGTTCATAAAACGAACTGGCGATGAAAATGCTTATTCAAATCCAGATGTACGTGAAATGAATAATAGTTATAACAAGTACAAGTCTCCAAAGTTAGTTAACTTCATCAATAATGATAATTTTGAAGAAGAAAAAATGTATAAACTTGAAGATATAGATAACCCAAATGGGTGGAATTTTACAGAAATAGATCTATTGGGTGAAATGGACTTTCGTATAGATGACGAGTACAGAATGTTCTCAGAAATAGAAATTCCTTCTTTGGATATGATCAACGAAAAGAGAAAAACCTTCGTCTATAAAACAGACGAAGGTTATGTACTAGAAGCAAATAGAAAATATGTTTTTGAATCGTTTGATGAAATGATCAAATTTATTGATTCTGTGCCGATGGATTGATAGTAACGTTACTTGTTTGTGATTGTGGAGCTTCATTCATTGAGTCCGCAATTTCAAAATAACGTTCCAATCTCATACCAACTTGTTCGTATAACATTTCAAGTTGTTTTTCAATTTCTTTCATCTTTTGAGCTTCTTCGTACATTTTAGAAGCATCTCTCTTGATTTCCTTCATATCACGTTCAACCATTTTGGCTTGCATCCAATCGCCACATTCTTTGATGGCATATCGTTCTGCTAAATTAACAGCCTCCATAATTTTTTGTGCGGTTTCATATACGCAATCGGCTTTTAATCCTTTGCGATATTCGTTGTAAGATTTAATAGCCCCAACCATTTTTGATTTTTCTTCTTTGGTAAGAGAGCTATAAGCTACTTCAGTAGAGTTTTCTAGTAAATGTTTTAATTTCATACTTTATAAATATTATAGTTCTGATAGAATGTTGTGGATAATTCTTTCAACATTATTATATGGGTTAATAATTGTTCTGTGTTGATCAACTCCTTCGTTGATTTTACCTTGTGGATACATAAAAGCACCTTGGGTACTTGGATTGCTTACAAAATCAAATGCGATTAGATCAAAGTCGTCTTGTACAACATCTGCTCCTTCTCTCATATCTTTCTTTACACTACCCAATCCACGACTACTGATACCCAAAAGAATGCCTGATTGCAATAAATCTTTTAATATGTTACCACTTGGTGTAGGTAGAATTTCGACGGTACCAACCAAATCTTTATTTTCCCATCCCATATCTACGATGTTGTGACTTACGTTTTTTAAGTTAACAACAGATGATTCTGGATGATCCAATTCACCCATAGCACGACGTTGTTTAACGAAATTTTGCATATACTTTTCAGCTTCTCTCTTTAGTACATCTTCTGGATATACACGGCCGTTTTGGTTTTTTGCATCGGCACGTTGTAATACGCCGGTTACGTATAATTTTCCATCTTTAAGAGATTCATTTAAAGATGTTTTTTTGAATTCAAATGGTAGAATATCTATCAGTACTTGTTTCATATATGTTAAGCTTTAGGTTGTGTTGTTCCTGGTTGTGTATTTTGAGCCTGATCGGAAGTAGTTACATCCTCTTTATCAGCGGTTATTTTGTTTGATGGAACAACATTTTGTTGACTTTCTGGTTCAACTAATGCTTTTGATTTAGCAACTTGATATTGATCCTTTGGCTTCAAATTATCAGCATTACCTAAAATTTTAAGTTTAAATCCTGGTTTAATGAAGAATTTAGCTACCTTTTGTTTATTTTCTTCACGACCAATAATTATGATGACGTATCTATCATAATAATAATCAATTGCAACACCTGTCACATTGATTGTATAATCTGTTTCAGGCTGTTTATATCCTTTGCTGGCTCTAACCACAATTTTCTTACCCAAGATTTTGTCTTGGATCGACTTTTGTAGATTGTTCTTCAATGCTTCAGTTGAACCTTTTAGTTTTGTATCAAATGCAGTGAAGTCAGGAAGAACGTCATAGGTTTTTAAATCTACAGAAGCGGGTTGTTTAGGTTGAGTTGGTTGTGCAGCTTGTGCAGCTTGTGGTTGAGGAGCAACAGGTTTAGTTTCTTGTTCGTATTTAAGACCATTAAACCCCTCGGTCACAGGCAAAGAACCTTGTTTATACCCAATTAAATTAGGATCCATATCAGGATCATTGTGTTGAACCAAACCATTTTCATCAGTATACGTATCGCCTAATTCAATTGATTGTGCGGGTGTTGCGTAAGCTGGACTACTATACATTTGATTTTCCAACTTATAACCAGGACTTCTTTTGATAGGTTTAGCTAACGTATAACCTAATTGTGTTGCGGCTCTAACGTTTCCTGGTCCACGGCGACTAAATGCAAATGGTGTTCTAGCAGCATCACCACCAACAGCAACAGGACCAGATGCAACTGGACCGGTGCCTGTTGTGCTAGCTTCATTTTTAGTCTTTAATTTGGCTAAAATTGATTTAATCTTTTCTTTAAGATTTTGTTTCATTTTTGACATCAATCTTTTTAATTTCTTCTACCAACTCATATGCATTCAATAAAGAAGTCAATTGATTTTCTTTAATTACACCAGTACAAGACTTGGTGGAAAATTGACTAATAACTTCGTTTATTTTAATCTTAACCACTTCGGATGTAACATTTTTAACTTGATCCTTCAATACTCCACTGATTCTTTTGTATTCTTCATTGACATACTTAGTAAATTTACTGGAATTAGAAACATTGGTAATATATTCCTTCAATAGTTTCTTTTGATCAGGCAATAGATTGTTGTATTTGGTATTGAAATTCTCAATTAAAAACTTATATGCTAACAATCTTACTTCTGCACTTTGATTTCCATAAACATCCATTGATTCTTGATCTGACTTCTTTTCTTTTGTCAAATTTTCTATGATATACTCTCTCGATTCCAATAACTCAGAAACTTCAAACTTAGCCTCACTTTTATCTTGATCTTCAAATAGTTTATAAATAGATGCGTATAACTTATAATTTGGAATCTTGTTCTTTAAAAATTCATCAATATTATACTTTTCTTTAATCTCTTTGATGATATTATACTTCTGTTTATTCAATTCACGTTCATCGATCTTGGATCGTGTTTGCAACACAACATTCAAAAGTCTTTCACCTGATGATGCGTCTTTACTTTTTTGTTGTAAAATAAAATTATAAAGCTGCACTTCTTTTCCAAGTTCTTTACTTTCGTGAAAGTACTTGAACATTAAATTTTTAGTAAATGATTCATCTCTTCCCGCTAGAATGTCGGCTGTTATTTGTCGAGTGAGTAGTTCAAACAATATTCCAGCATTCTTGAATTTCGAATGTTTTGCTTTCTTGTGCATATTATTTATTATTATTTATAAATATAATCAATGTGGTTAAATATATAGGAATTATACTATTCTTTTATATTTTGTTCATCCATAAAAGATTTTTCGTTTCCTTCTCTTAAAATTTCTTTTTCTTGATCCAATGTTTTCAACAAATCGGTCAATCCCTTAATAGACTCCAATGACAACGGAGATCCATTCTTATATTTGTGTGATACTGATAAATCACTGCGTCTATTGTTTTCCAATGTGCCAAACGGATCTTCTCCAAATGGATATTTACTAGCATCTTTTCTGCCTGTTTGATCACGTTTTTCTGCTAATTTTGGTGGAGTTGATTTTTCAGCACCAGCTTTAGTTTCTGTATCACCCGCCCCACCAGCTTCAGCTCCACTTTCTGGAGCAGAATTTGCTCCAGGTTCAGCTCCTGGACCTGGCTCAGATCCACCGCCTGCGCCTTGGTCGCCTTTATCGTTTTTATTTAAAAATGACAAAGCTGGATCATTACCGTCTTCTTCGATTTGCTTAAATCTATAATTTCCTTTAGCATCGTCAATTAGTTGCTTTTGTAAGGATATCATATCTTGATCTGACAAACCGAAAATATTTTCATAAATCCACTTCTTAGAAAATACTTTTTGTTCTTGCATATCTTTGCAAAGTTCAACTTTACTCTTGTATACATCTATTTTTTCTTTTTCAAAGATAGTGGATGGATTAGTCAACTCAAGAGTAAAATCTACCAACGACTCATCTCTATATCCTTGACTGTACAAATGAATAACTGCAATTTTATTCAATTCGCTAACCATAATACGTTGTATACGTTGTACTGTTCTAGCAAATCTTATGTCTTCAGCTGCCAATGTAGCTTTACCACTCAAAGATTCGTCATACCCCAAAAATGCTTTGGGTATCTTAAGTGCTGCCATCATTTTATTACGAAGGTACTCAATATCATCTGTACCTGTCCACTCCAATCCAGATAAATTTTCAATACTAGTGCCACTATCACTACCACGAACTGGCAAGAAAAAGTCCTCTACCATGTTTTGTAGATTGAACCTTAAATTATAATCTCCAGTTTGTTGATCCAAATATGGAACCTTTTTCATTTGGTCCATAATGCGTTGCATATGATTATCAACTTCATTTGGTGGAATATTACCAATATCAACTTTGAAAATACGTTTTTCAGGAGCACGCATGATACGATGAATTAACATTGCGTCTTCCATCAAACTCAATTGTTTCCATACACGGCGAGCACCTTCTAAAGTACTTTTTCCATATGGTAGAAAGTTACTGTCACTCAATAATCTAAAATGTGCAATTTGATAGTTTTCCAAATCTTCCAATTTGTTTCCGTATGGCAAATTGACTTGAAATTTAACAAAGTTTTTATTGGTTAAATGTGCATTTTCTACGCGAGTTACATAATATGTACTCAATGGTTCTACCAAATAAACACCATAATCAGGACTAATATGAAGACGTAGGTAAAAATCGCCATATTTAACCATACAACGTGCCCAACTCCACAGGTTAAATTCGATATTTAGAATATCATAGAACAAATTGTGTAGAATATTCTTAATTTCGTCGTTGGAAGATTTGATGTGAATTACTTCACCCATTTCATTTCGGGTTGTACATTCATCCGCATAAATGTCCAATGCAGATGCAAGAATTGGATCCATATCCATCGTATTATGGACGAAACAAGAATCCGTAGCAAAATTCTGATACTTTTCAACAGTAACATCGTAAACTTCTATTTCTCCTATATACTCAATATCAACGATTTTGTGATTAAGAGATGACTCTATATAATTTTTAAATGATTTCCACTCGGTGTTATTTTTCTTCAAACGATTCTGTAGAACCGAATAGTCACAATTTAAATCTTTAACTAATCCCCAAGATGTTAATTTTCCGTGTTGTTTGTAATAATTTAACGCTTTAATTTTTAATATATCAATTGTTAAATCATCTCTATATTTTGGATTGTTTTTTCCGGTTTGATCTCTATTAACAAATATTTCTTTTAAAGTATTAGATCTTTTATCATTTGATTCAACGGAATGTTGTTTTCCATAAAAAGGATTGTTTATATCAACTCGATCTCCGTTCCATCTGTGAAATTTTCTATTTTTATATCCAGTTGAATTTTTGATCTTTTCTAACGTATTTTGTTTATTTTCAACCGACCAAATAATTTTATTATTTAATTCCGCATGAAATTTTCTATGATCGGAGTCTAACATTATATGTAAATTCTCCGGAAGATTGTTTGTTTTATCAAAATTTTTATGATGAACAACTTCGTTAGAACTTAATCCCCGATTAAATTGTTCGGCGACTATTTTATGTTCTGTTTGCCATCCTTTACTAAAATTATACAAACTTCTATATCCATTGTTGTAGAAATCTTTTTGATAAAAAGGCATCACAGACTCGCCAATTGATAGATCTTCTAATTTTTTATATTCTCCACTTCTCATTAAAAATGGATGTCCGGCACTTCCTATTACGAATTGTCCATTGTCAAAAATTACTTTCCAACACTTTCTAGGACCGCCTTCTTTCTTTCTAGGATGATATGCTTTGCCTAATTTTATACTGTCAGTTTCGTGATCGTATGAAAATACATAGAATCTTTCCTGGGGATTATCTTTATATCTTTCCGTTAGTTGAGCTATAGTTGGTTTAGTACCGTCTGGTAGAGGTATGATTGTATCAGGACCAACACAGTCATAATCTCTAAACAATTCAACACGACTACTTTGATATGATAAATTGAAATCTCTTGTATATTGATTATACGAAGTTGTACGTAATCTATTAAAACGGTCTCTTAAACTATTACGATCTGTAGCATACTGAATTTCATCAGTGTCGATAACTTTTAATTTTTTACCACCAACGTTACGAACAATCACGTCGTTTGAAAACAAACGCTTCAAACGAGCAAACAAAGATCGACTTCTTAATTCTTGAAAAGATTTATCTGACATATTATTTATCTATAGTATATAAGTATTTACAACAACCAAGTTAAACTTTCTTTTTTGTCATTAACGGTGAAATCCATAGTTTTGTGGTGATCGGGTACAGCACTCACTTGTTTTGGAATTGAAATTTGACTTGTTACTTTTGATATTTTTGAAACGATAGCCTTATTATAAGATATTTGTTCGTTTCTAAGTTTCAAAGCAGTTTCACGTACCCACAAACCAATTCCAATTGCCATAACCAAATCGTCATTGTATCCCTTCATAGCTTCTGCTTTTGGTCCGTTCCAAATGAATACATTCAGTTCCTCATATAGTCTTTTGGATTTCATTATAACTTGTTTTTGTCTAAAAAATAATTCCAAGTTACTTATAATTAAAGGTCTATTTTTGCTAGTTGTTGTAAATCCAGCTACTAATTTCTTATCAGCCGAATTAAGTTTATTGGTATATGTTTTTTCTACATCAACCACAGTCAAATCAGCCGCACTATAAAACGTATTTTGATAATCTCTATCAATAATTTGTTGTAATGTAGCCCATCCTATATTGTTATTTTCCACTACCAACAAAGCATTATTGTATTCAGTAGCAACACTAACCAATAAATTGCCATAATCTTTTGTAGTTAACTGACCTTTATATTCAGCTACTTGTTCCATTGTTTCTATATCTATAACGTGGAATGCACTAAAATCTCCACCATCTCCTCTAGCGCAGTCAGCTGTCAATATATAATTTTTACTATAATTGGGATAATCCCAAATCCATAAGTCTTGATTATTCCCACGTTTTTCAACGGGATCTTTTAGATAGGTTTGTTTGTAAAACTCAAGAACGTCTACACTTACAACTTGATTACCAGATGTACTAAAATCACAATTATGTGAAACAATTCCGTCTACATTAAAAACATTGCCGTCGGAGACGTTTACTATATCATATAAATCAATGGAATTTTCGAATTTTTCTATGGTTATGACAACTACATCTACACCATCTACTCCCGATATTTTCGATCCGATTTTGATATCGTGAGAGCGTAGTTCTGAATTTTTATATATAAAAGGATGATTGTCCGAACATTTTATTATTTTGCCATTACTCAATAATATTTTATAGTAACAATCCTTTTTTATTTTTCGCATTCCAAAAAAATCTTGGTAACCTGTTGGAGTCAAAATCTGAAACTTAGTATTCAGTTTAACATTTGGATCGATCATATGTCTATTGTAAATAGTTTACATCCTAACAAATTTTTAATTTCATTTTCTCTTTGAAAATCTCTTTGTTTCAATTTACCATTTTTGTAGTGTCGTTTTTCGTATATTTCTAACACAACATTATTTTTCTCATCATATGCATCTAGAAAATAACCAAGTTCTTTAAGAAAAACTTCACCGCCATTTTCAGCGTGTCTAAATGTATATCCATGTGTATTACCAAATTCCTCAATTAGTTGTATTGATTTTTTATTATAACGAGGTATAATCTGACCTTTTATTTCCGATAAATACTTTAATGTGGATACTCTCATTTTTTGTTTTGTTTCTGGAGTATGTACTTTACCAGTTTGAGTTTTATGATATTCCGGACATCTACGACAATATTTCGTCCATGTTATTTTCTTCCCACATTGACATTTTAATTTTGTCAAATCGTAATTATGTTCAACAATAAAACGAATCCTATAAGAAAAATTATACCATCCCTTGTAACTTTGTTGTTGTTTAAATGCATTTTCTAGAATACGCGTATGAAAAAGAATTGATTTATATAGTTTTGGGTTTTGTTTTATCAGAGTTCTATTCTTCGCACGACCAAATAAAAATTTATAATGATTTTCATTTAACAATTCGGATTTGGTTTCTTCACACGAATATAAATCAGTTTCACAACTTAATTGTTTCTTGATTTTATCCCAACCGACTGCTACATAATTTTTAGGTACACACATATGGGTTGCAATCACATTCTTGTATAATACATATGATTACAATTCTCCGGAATACAATTTTTCTAAAGAAATATCAAATTCTTTTCCTGATGTTTTATCTCTGACTCTAATCGTAGACGCTCCCCATAGACAATCACATTCTTGTGCTGCACCTTTTACTCCTGACAACTCAGTTTGTTTATCTCTCCACGTTTGATCTCTTTCTGGGTGTAAATGCCAAGGTAATCTAATTGTTTTAAAATTATTCTTGCCTTCTTCAGATTCAACCCAAATTTTATGGAAGAAATTGCCAACGCCGTTCGGCGTACTTAGTATAATAGCTCTACCACCAGTAGACAGTGTATATTGAGACGACAGCCAAATTTCTTCAATGCCATCGATAAATGCGGCTTCGTCGATGATTAGTAATGATAGTGCAGAAGAACGACCAGCTGTACCAGCAGATGAAACCGCTTTGATTTGAGATCCGTTCTTTAATCGCAATGATAATCTATTATCTTCTACACAAGGAACTTTTAACCAACTCGGAAGATTGTCATTCGCAAATCTTACCTTAGTGACAATTTCTTTTGCTGTTTCTTGCGTAATACTAATACAAAGAATGTTCTTATCATTATGAAATGTCATTAACCACAAACTATAAGCGGCTGTAAGGGTACTGATACCCATCTGACGACTCTTAAGAACGATGTTTAATTGATTATCAACAAAGTTTTGTAAAGCTTCTTCTTGGAATGGATAAAGTTCAAATCCAACAGTACCTCTAATAGGATGTTGTATCTTAACATACTTCTTCATGAAGTATATAGGATCCTCAATACACTTCTTATACTCCTGCTTTATTATTTCTCTTAAATTTAGCTGACTCATATTTCTCTTCGTACTCTTTTATTTTAAGATTCAATTCTTCCAATCGAACGTCAATGACACCTATATCCTTTGTCAAATCTTCAAATATTTTATTGTAATCTATATTACCATCCCACTTTTCAAACGATCCATCTTCCTCAAGAAATGTAACATCTTTATCTTTATTTTCTTCGCAGAACTTTTTACTTTCTTCAAACTTTTTCTTGTAATCTTCTAAAATACTACGTTCGTTTTTAAGATCCTGTAGTTCGTTGTAAACTTCAAACATTCCCATCATTTTTAGTTCAGTTTGAAAATTGATAAAACAATCATAACAATATCCAGTTTTGGGCCAAACTCGGTCGTCCAAATAATTGCCCCATCGAACGTCCATATTACACGTTTTACAACGTTGTTCATTAATAATCGTGGCACGTTTTGAAACTCTACGTTTACTTTTATTCTTCCAAACCCATTTGTGACCTTGACTGTCCTCCCATTCGTCACCTTCTTTGCGTTTATTATTCTCTAAATTGGCATCATAGCCAACTTGTACGAATGCCTTTTCCCCGTTTAAATAACTTCTAACTATATCTAAATTAGATTTACCCGTTTTTAGTTTTATATTTTTACCAGTATTAGTTTTCATAACTTACAACCCATCCTTTGTATTGTTTATACTTTTTCTTTTTCCCATCTAATAGATAGTAAACATCTGAACACAGTTTATATTTTTTTCTAAAATCAAACATAGTTCCCATGAATTCTTCATTTGATTGTTTATTTAAGAATCTGTATGTTGTAGAAACAAAATTCGGATGTTCTGTTCCTTTTTTTGCAAATTGATTAGTTTTTCCTAATTTTTCTTTTGATTTGATTTCTTTTAATTTTATTCCCATTTCACTATTCCAAAATTGATGACTAGATATAGACATTATTTTTTTATTTTCATCAGAATGTGTTTTTTTATACATTGGGTTTTTTTCTGCCAAAAATTTTCCTTTATTTTTTCCTTTCAACTTCTCCGAAAGTAATTTTTTAGTTTCTTCTGTGTGATGTTTTCCAAAAAATGGATTTTTTATACCACTTGTTCTATCTGATATTTTTTTACAGTCTTCTGGTTTAAGTTTTCTGCCAAGTGGACTTTCAGCATTAGGATTTATATTATATTTTGGTTTTAAATTATCCAAATAATGTTGTTCTTTTATTAGACATTCAGATGGTTCACAATATTCTATGATTTCAAAATTAAAATTGTTTTCTCCGTATTTATTCCACGCTCTTTGAAGAATAATAGAATGATGTTTATTATTTTTTAATTGGTGTTTATGTGTATTCCATCGTTTATTAAAAGTATATGATGCACTTCCAATATAACAATCGTTGTTGATGATATTTTTTATTTTATATATTCCGGTATTAGACATAGACCTTTCATTCATATAGAATAAATATGATTAAAAAAATAAAAGATTACTTTTACCTGATGCTTTCTTCATAACAAATATGTATTTAATTTATTTCTTAAACTTACTTCCAAGACCTTTTATAATAAAACTTCCTGTAATTTTAAATGGATTGCCATAAATACTTGAGTCTCTTACAACTATACCTTCGTGTTTTTCCAAGTCTCCAATTTCACTGGTAGCATTTTTTAATATTTCATCTCCCAATTTAATTGTGGTTAAATAAACAATAGTATCATTAACTATTTTGTTTACATCTTGACCTGGAAACTCTTGACTGATATTCTTACTATCAACCGCCTTCAAAAATTGTTCACGTGTAATAAGAGGAGTTTTAAACTTTAATCCTTTTAACCAATCTTTCAAAGACTTAGTTACAGCTTCGCCAGTAGGATACAATGTAACTGGCTGCGTCAAAACGCTTGCTAGTTTTGGTTCTGATTTGAAAGTAGTGTCAATGCTACCCAATACCTTAAAACCACTCTTCATAGCAACCTTATTTAATTTGTTTATATAAGACTGCATTGCTGTTTTATCATATGGTATTTCAACGGCTTCTCTTGATTTAACACTTCCATCTTTACCAAATGTTTTTGGTTTAATTTCTTTTAATCCGTGGATAGCTAAAAAGTTTCCAATTTCACCATATCCCAATACATTTGTTTGTCCCTCTACATATTCAATGTTGAATAGTATATTAGGATTATCTAGTAACCCAAGCGTTTTCAATTCAGATTGCGTAGACGGAACTGCAGCGTCAAAAATATTAATAACTTTAGCACCTATATTAACAAATCCGTGACCAGCCCCAAATCTTGTCTCCAAATCTTCAGGTCTCATTCCTTTGATATCAAGTGGTTTTGCTGATCCACGATCCATTACAAATTGACCGTTTACCATGCGGATACTTGCATTAACACCGTCAATCTTTACACTGCCGGCGCCTTGCTTCAAAGACTTTACTGCTTTCGCAAATACATCTACCAATTTAGCACCAGTATCAACAAAATCAAATGGATGTGCCATATGACCTCCCGCCCCGCCACAAGTTAATAGTTTTTTATTTTCAAATAAAGAAACTAAAAGTTTAGATATTTTTATCATAATTTTCCTTTTCTATTGATTCTAATAATGATTCGTATGACATAGAACAATTACTACCTTTTTTATAATTTATTTTTGATGGTAACATTTCCAGATTTTTAATATGTGATATATGCTCTTCAGGTATATGATTTTTAAAACCATAATGAATACTGATTTTATGATCTAAATCCCAACCATTGCCTCTAAGTTTAGCATTTTTTATATTTAAAAACTGTTTTTGAAAATTTTCGTCTGTAAGTTTTCTTACTCTATCTCTGTAACCAATATAATCGGTTTTATTTTCCGGGGAAATCCATTCACCCATTTTTATTTTTTCATTATATCTTTCTAATAAATTTTTCTTTCCAATTAAACCTATAGTATTACTTCTCAAAACTCGGAGTTCTGTATTTTCATAGCTTTTTTTAACACCCACGGATACTTTTTTTCTGAAATTATCTTTGTCTATATTATCATTTTTCCAACCATTATATTTTTTCTTTTCTTCTTCCGATAAAGAAGAAATGTGATTTAAAGATATCGTTCGTTGTTTTTGCTTATGTTCTTCAGATTTAATTATTTTTTCCCATTTATTTTTATTTAAATAAGTTTTCATCGGGTTTTTATCACCGATATTTTTTTTACTTTCCGCGATTGTGGGAACATTATATTTTTGAACATATTCTTCTAATGAAATGTTATGTTTAAATTTTAAATGGTTTTTAGTTATTTGACCAAACCATTTATTACAAATTACACAACATACAGTGCCGTTATTTTCATTAACTAAATTCCTATGACCTCCGGCACCACCTTCTTGTATTACTTCACTTAAAATGTTATTTAGTCTTATCATATGGTTTTAAAAATGTTTTATCAAATACTCTGATCGATTTATCATACGAACGTTTGGTTTCGTCTGTATCATCTTGTGTAAATTGCCAATTCCAAAATAATTGATCTGGGGTTTTAAATTTATAATAATCTCCCAACACAGCTCTTTGTGTTTCTACAACTTGTTTACCGTGCCAGTTTTGTCCAACTGCAATGAATCCAGATTCAATATCTTGTACAACATTCTTTTCGCCCAATGTAGAATGTCTATTTTCAATCCAAGTTAATCTTTCAATTAATTTCTGATAGTAACCATTGGCTTGACCCCATCTAACACTAGCAAAAAATACAACGCAATCACTTTCAAATAGTTCTTTGGTAATCTTCCAAAGTTCATCGTTTTTATTATTTAAACTTGCCCAACAACGATGATATCCGGTTGGATTCTTATCTTTATCTTTAAGCAACGCACCTTTTACACCACAATGATTTCCATCGTACTTCAAATTGCTACTAACATTACCTTCGCAAGGAGCTATATTTAAACTAGGTACTTCAATCAATGTGACTTTTTCTTTACCCAATAGTTCTTGTATCTTAATTGCTAATTGAGTACTCTTTGGAACATCGTCTTTGTGTTGACTCCATCTATTACTAGTAGTTAGTAATAGTACTTTGTTTTTAGTACGTAAATAATCTATAGTCTTTTTGTATTTGCGGGCATAAAGATCCATATCTTGCTCGCTTTGAGGAAGTTTGGCTTCTAACAATAGATCGGTTAAACTAATCATTTTGATAACTCGTCTAGTTTATTTTGCATAGTCATACCACGAATTACTTCGGGTGTACCACCATTGTCTCTATTAAAATAACGTTTATAGTTGCTTAGAGCCACATCTAATTTAGCTTTGTCAATTGGTTCTTTTGACAAAATATCCTTTACCATTTTCAAATTATTAACAACTAAAACGTTTGTATCATTAATAACTTCATCTATTAATTTTAATAGAGATGGGTCAACTGCTTCTTTAACCTGTGGTTTAGTTAAATCTTCAATAATTCTTGTTAATAGTATCATAATATATAAATAGTAATCATTTACGATTCCAGTTAAATTTCATATGTCCACAATCCCAAATTCTATCATAGCCATTAATTTGCATATTTTGCCATTCACTTAAATTAATATCAAATTTTTCAAGCTTTTCTTTTAATTTATGTTTTTGAAAATGGCTTCTTTCAATTGGTACTCCTTTATTTTTATGAAAATAGTGATATCCAGAAGGAGTGTTATCTACAAACGACATACCAATTTGTTTATATAAATTACCAGTAAACAATCTTCGGTCGCTATATGTTACAATCGAATTTACATCGTAATTTTTTATAAAATAATTGAACAATTTAGAAGCGCCTCCTATTACATTTGTATTTAATATATTACAATATCTAGATAACTCATATTGATATTTTTTGTCATATCTAGATTTAACAAATGTCATTAGTGATACCAAAACATCATTGTGGTATAATCCCAATCTAATAGATGATGTGTCATTTCCTTGTATATGGTTATCAATCAAAAATGCAGATTTTTCATCATTGATCACTTGCTTTATTTCACATTTACGTGCAAATATTCTTTTGGACTTACCAATCTTACTTAATAAAATGCTTTTTATTATATCTTGTTTGCATCGCCATTCCCAATCCCATATATGCATCAATTGAATATTTTTATCAAGTGACAACTTAGTTTTATGTAAATGATAATGTTTATCTTTACCACCAGCAAGTTCACTGTGCCAATATATTCCATCACATTCTATGCCTAAATTCAAATGAGGTACTAAAATATCAATTTCTTCTCCGTCTAATATATTTCTATCGTGATGTTTAGTCACAACGTCGTGTAAATGTAAAAAACTCAATATTTCAGTTTCAATTGTAGATTTAAATCTATTGTGTGGATTGCAGATTAAACATCTAGGTATATTACCAGAATACAAATTATCTTCAAATTCGTTATGACATACACTACATTTAAATTTATATAAATTATTATATTCCGTACCTACATATTCATCTTTATTAAATAATGGGACAACTATACCTTTCAATCGATTTCCTTCAAAAATATTATGTAAAGATTCTTGAATTTTATGAAGTTTTCTTTTTTCTCTTACACTGGATAATTGAGATACATTGTCAATATTATTATTCTCCAAATATTGTTTGTATTTCTCGGACTTAAAACCGAGTTCTCCATTATTAGCTCTTTGTTTTGTTTTTTCAAGAGTATTTGGAGATACATTCATACCATATTTTTCAACATTGGTTTTTAACATTTTTTCTCTGTTATTGAAATTTTCATCCCCGTATTTTTCTAATTTTGTTTTTTTTCCTTTTTCTAAGTTTGAATAATTTTCATCGCCATATTTTTCCAATTTTGTTTTTTTCATCTTCGTAATCATATTATCATATGCACCACTCTCTCGTTTTTGTTTTATTTTTTCTTTAACGCCAGGCAGCTGTGATGGATGATATACTCCGTATTTTTTAAAAAATGCTTCTCTAATTTTTTTACCTCGTTCAGTCATAAACAATACTCCTTATCTAATAGATAAATATTACACTATAGTGTCAAAAATCAAAAAAAATAAAACCCCGCTTAGAAATAAGCGGGGTTTTGTGATTTATTAATTATTAAGCATTAAAACTAGCCCCTCCCGTTGGGAGTATGCTGAAATCGAGGATAATGAATTCAGCAGTACGGGTTGGTTGGATAAAGATTTGACCATATAGAATATTTCTATCAATCAAGTCAGGAGTATTGTTTTCAGCATCCATCTTGACTTGGAATGCGTAGATACCGTTACGTTGTTGTACTGATTCCAAATATGGAGTTACAATACTCAAGAAACGATTTCTTGTAGAAGCAACGTTTTGTTCGAATACCAAGTAGTTGCTTGAACTTGCGATAAACTTCTTCAAGTTGATCAACAAACGACGTACATTGATACGATCCAAAGCGCTTGGAGCGATTTGTAGAGTCTTTTGACCCCATACACAAATACCTTGACCAGGGAATGCTGCGATTGGATTTACACGACCTTCATACAAGGTATCACGTTCACTGTGAGTTACACGATCAAGTACTTGTACAGCGGTTGGAATACCACCACGGTTTAGACCGGCTGGAGCGTACCATTCAGCAGCGGAGTTATCGTTAGCAGCATAAACTGCTGGCAATACTACTGAAGGAGGAACACTAATAATCTTGTTGGTATTAGTATCTAGGATCTTAACCCAAGGATAATAAGTACCTACATAGTTACTGTCAATTGTAGCAACAGTATTAATTGCTGCATCAATCAATCCTACAGTTTGATTGCTTGCTGGGAACACTACGTTATCCATAATGTAGAAACAATCTTGACGAGTTTCACACATATCAATTACCAATTCGGTAACATAACTGTGTTGTTCACGGAAGATACCTGGAGTTACGATCAAGTTGATATCAAATTCATCAGGATTACCGATTGCAGCAATTGCTTGCTTATAAGCGATACTACCTGGGCTATTGATATTTGTACAATCTAGACCTTGTGTATTACCAGCTGTAATATTACCACCTACATTGATTGGAATTGCTGGCCATTGACCTTCAAATCCACCTTGGAATCCAAGTACAAACTTACGTAGTTTGACATATGTAGATTCATTTACAGCATCGTAAACACTTGGAATACTACCACTCAATGTTGGAGATAGTAGTGATCCAGTACTCACGTATGTGCCTTGAGCATAGAATTTACTATTTGTTGTACCCCATACCTTATCTTCTAAATCGAAGTCGATATTAGTACCATTGCTATCAGATGTACCATAGTATGGTAGTGGTTTGAAGTATTGTTTGGTGTTATTGTCTACACCTACACCAAATGAAGATGTTGGGTATAGAGCTTGAATTTCACTGTCGGTGCCTGGAACACTTCCAAATACTGTACCAGATGGATACTTACCAGGACCTAGACCATAGATACTTGCTTTACTGTATTGTATAGCAGGTACATAGTTACTTGCGGTACTATCAATTGGTGTACTATATGATTCGAATCCGTATGGTACGCAACTTACTGGGTAAGAAACGTCACTGGCTTCAATTCTGATATATTTGCTCAATGTGGTGAAATCACCAAATTGAATCAATTTACCAGCGTAAGTGATATATGCATATCTGTTACCAATTCTACGAGCAACATAATTTGCAGACTCTGGATCCAAATTCAAGTTTTGGTAGATTTCCAAATACTTTGGCTTCTTATCAGTATCACTATAAGCACGTACTGCTAGTGTGAAACTACCCCAGTCGCTGCCTGGAACAGTACCAGCCAACTTAACGTTGCTAATTTCAATCTTAAACTTAGTGTTACTTAGTGTACCATCGCTCAAGGTGTGAACTTTGAACAACTTGAACTTAGTTGGTTGAGCGGCTACATCAGCACTACCTTTGAATGGAGCAATCTTTTGACTGTAGATCCAAGGGGTAGAAGCATTTGTGATGCTGAATTGACTATCGCCGTTATTCAAATCAGTACTATATTGATCAACGAACTTTAGAGGTTCACCGACAATAGAACTTCCTGATAGATTACTTGTACCTACTTGTAGTCTCCATCCATAAGCACTTGTCTTTTCAGCTACGAACTTCTTGATGCTATCTTCGAATAGAACGTAGTTATAAGCAGCTTCAACTTTTTGACCAGCAACTTGTTTGTTAGGATTACCAACGGTTGGATCTACACCGAATACTTCTTTGATATAGTTATTATCATTTTCATTCAAACTGAAGTCGTAGTAACCATATGTACCGGCACTAGTGCCACCAGCTGGATTTGTATAGCTATATTTCAATGCCAAGTTGTAAACATTTTCATTAGGATTAATTACACCCTTATATGGGAATGTGCTACTTGTTAGTTGGCTTAATGTTGAGGTATTGAAACCAAATACTTGATAATCACTGGTGAATTGTGATGAAGCATTTTGAGTATTTGCTAATACTGACAAGATCAACTTTTGGCGACCTGTTAGTACTGGATTACATTGATCTGGACTTGCATTATCTTGACTTGTAAATCCACCGGTATATTTACCGAAATCACCACTTACTACACCTCTTACTTGTAGACCAGCTACACAAGTTCCAACACCACGTAGTGAATGGAAACTACCACTTTGAAGTGTTAGTGTTGTAGCTGCTTCCACATTGAAGTTTGTTAGATTGTAAGCGATATTACCATTGAAGTAAGATGAACTTACTAGATCAACAGTTGTTGTGCTTTCATCAAAAGCGGTAGCAATTGCTGTTTCGGCATCAATATTTGAACCTTGTAGACTTGAAGTTAACAAGAAGAATTTAGTACCGACTGGTTTTGCATTGCCATTGGCAAGAGTTGCAGTACTGAATTTACGTACCAATAATCCAGAAGAAACTGAACCGATATCAACTGTTTTATTGGCGTACAAGATACTACCACTCAACTTACCTACACCATCAACGTCATCTGCGGTTACGCCACTTGTTAGAGTTGCGGATCCAAATTTAACATTCAATGACCCACTGATTGTCATTGTTGAAATATCAATACGTTGTGTCAACTGAATAGAAGAACTTAATCCTGCTCCACTTAAACTTGCGGTTGCAAAGGATGTATTTTGATTTGCGGCTTTAGCAAACACTAGTCCGAATGTATTTGGAGCATTAAAAGAAGATGTCAAATAACTATTGGAGGTGCTGGTATCAAATGTTAATTTTAGCTTAGCTGATGATGCGCCGCCAACTGTAACACTACCATTTATATTTGATTTTTCAAAATCAAATGCGGCCAATGAGTGGTCGGTGGAACTACCTAGTTTTGCTACTTTACCACCTCTAGCTACTACTGAACTGCTAAACAATTCATAATGTCTTGTAGAAACCACTTTAAATACTTTGCCAAAGCTGGATGAAATTGACAAAGAAGCTGAAAGTGAATTAATTCCAACAACACTTCCAACTGTAGCTAAGAAAGAAGCAATTTCAGCGGTTGTTGCTCTTGTAAATGTAGCAGATCCTGTTATACCACTACCAACTGAACCTTTAATTGCAGCTGAACCGGTAATACTAATAGGAGTACTAGTTTGTTGATATATTACATTTGATGTATAATCTGCAGTGTCAATATACATAAATGAAGCTGTGGTGATAGCACCTTTATCAGCGTCTCTGTCCCAGATACCTGGTTGAGCATATACAATCAATGGATTCTTTTGCCAGTAACCAGTTAGACCACCTACACGAACAACAGTAACGATGCCTTGTTGTAGTAGATATTCTTTGGCTGTGTATGGTCCATAATACACACCATCAGCGACACCGAATCTTGTTTCCAAGTCAGCTACGTCGGTTATTGTATTTGGAAAAAACGCTGGTCCATCAGCGAATGGAGCTATAATTGCTCCTCCAATGTTTGCTACTCCTTGAGCCAGACCGGAGAGGTCATTTTCACGTGTGAATACACCTGGGCTTACTATATTTTGTGTTGGGGCGAATCTACCGCCTTCTTGTATTGCCATAATATTAATATCCTTTCAAAGTTATATTTAAATTATAAATATAACTGAAAAAATCCAAGAACCAACTATTTATTATATCTTTAAATATTTTGTTCTATTAATAATTGATCAATAACATCAATAACCATTTTTGGAGTTATTTGTTTGGTACATTCAAATTCTTCTCTTTTATCTGATTTTGGACACCACTTCCAATCTCCCTTGTCAAATAACGAATCATTCCAACATCCTGTACATACTGAATGATTTTGTACTCTATATGGGGTCTCAAATTCGGTGTATGGATAAGAAAACCCACTGATTAATACCACTGGCTTTTTAACTGCCCAAGCTAACCAAGATAAACCAGATGGCAGTCCAATAAAAAATTCACTGTGGTATATTTGATTCATACGATCTTCAAGAGGTTTATCTCCTGTATAATCCAAAGCATTTGATGGCATATTGTTGACACAATCTTTTCCATTACCAAATACTTTATGTTTATCGATACAAATTACTTCAAAGTCTTTTGACTTTAGATATTCCACTACTTTTTCCCACCCACCTTTATTATTCCAATACTTTGCTTGACACGTACTTTGCGTTGCAATAGTAACATATCGTTTCTTTAGTGGACGTTCTTTTACTTTAAAGTCAATTAGAGGTAACTCTGGTTCGTATGGCAACCCCAAATAATCGCTTGCTATTTTTTGCAATGGTTGTTTTCTAGGATCAGATTTACATCTATCATTATTTGTCCCATTTTCATCAACATAAAATCCCAACTTGTAAGTAGCAAAAGCATCTGATACATATTTGTTATGGTTAACAAACTTAATTTCAGGATATTTGCTTTCAAAAATGTTTTTTAAAGGCAACTTTACATAAAGATCGCATTCGTGTTTCTTTCTGAATTGTTCAATGATAGGCATCCAAGCCAATTGATCTCCCAAAGAAAAACTTTCATATTCAACTAATACCTTCTTATTTTTCAAATTGAATTTATAAGTTTCTACCAATTCATTTGTCTTATTATCCTTGATATGAACTTCGTAAGGAATGTAATATGTAAAATTACAACTTCCCCACCAATTGTGTTTTAAATCTGTTTCGTATTTAATAGTATTATCGTCACTATTATAGAATGTAACGTGAAAACTTTGTTCTGTATCAATTGGATTATCAACTTCTATTTTTGCATTATCGTTAAAAGAATACTTAAATACAGCATTTGTTTTAATACTCTTGTTATTCTTTTTTATATTTTCATAAACATTAATATGTCGGATAGCAAATAATCTTTCAGTATACTGATCGTATAAATCGATTAGTTGATCTACACGATTAAAATAAGAATTTACATTAGCAGTTTGAAGTGCTTTATTTTTATATGTGTCGTAGTCACTGACTATATTTTGTATAGCGGATTTTATTTGTTCTACATTACGTTCGACAACAATCATACCATCATATGATTTTTCTTCAAATGTGCCTACTATAGGTAAACCACAACTCATTGCTTCTAACAAAGTTAAATTTGGATGTCCAGCTTCCAATTCAGATGGATGTAAAAATATAGAGTGGTCATTGTATAAATCGATTAATTGTTCTTCATTTAAATCAAATAATTTAGTAAGTTTATCATACTGATTTAATTCAGCATCCAACGTATCAAAGAATTTTTTATTATTCGACGGACCAGCGATTGTGATTGGATATCCTAATTCTTTAGCAGCTTTGATTGCATATGTAAATCCTTTTCTATCATAGGACTTGTCATTGGCATATCCATTATTTGCAACACATAACAATTTATTTACTGGATTTTTATTATTTCTACATTTGAATACAGTTGTATTAACCGCATGCGAAAAGTAACGCAGTTTCTTACTACCAAAATAATCAACTAAATATTTGGCCGGACAAGTTGATATTACACTGTTCTCAATTGCTTCTAGATTCTCTTTATAAACAACGGAGTTTTTACCATACAAGTAAGCGTGATGATCGTGTAAACTGAATATATATGGTATGCCACGTTTATGACACTCGTTGGCAAGATTTGCTACGTGAACGTGTACAATTACGTCATCTGCATATTGAATTTCATTGAGATATTTTATCTGACATTCCAATCCCTTATTATTTAATAATTGATAATAATCCCAAATAATTTTTTCAATTGCTCCCCATCCATTAGGTGGAATAGGCAATAACCCCAGATTAACTTGTATAATTTTCATTGTGTAACTTCAATAGAACCGTTAATATCTATGTCTTCTAACCGTCTAAACGACTTTTTATAACTCTTCAATAAAATTTTATTTTGATCGTACAAACTGTTTTCAATTTCATAAAAGTTATCATTTTCAAAATCATTTGCCAAATAAAAGCAAACTTTGTCCACTACGTCGTAAGAGTATTTGTTAATAATCTCTCCGTTCTTTTTAATTATGATTTCATTTATTCTACCATCTATCTTATTATTGATATAAGTTAAAACACCAAACTTATTTACATTTTTCATTCTCAATACAGATAGATATTCCACCATTGAAAATAAATTATTCTTACTATTACTCAAATATGTTTCTTCATTATTTGCATAATCTATATGTAAAATATTTTTATGAGAAATTAGTCTATTATAATAAAATTGTTCTAACCCGTTTGAAATATTCTTTGTGGTAACAAAATTCATATACGTTTCAGGTGTATAATATTCAAAATTTTCCAAAAAGAATTGAGTATTAATTCCGTGAAATACTGTTTTAAATGTATCTCCCTCAAGCGCCTTATCATAAAAGAAAAATGCTTTCTTATTTGAGAGTATTTCATCAACGTCATATAACTTTGAAAAATCCGAATCTGAAATAATCATATCATAATTGAAACAAATTGCATTTTTATATCCAATTTTGTTTGCTAAAGATATACCATTATAATAATTTATTAATACAGCGAGTCCGTGATAATTGTCACAATCAGATGGTGGGAAATACAAATTAATCTTGGTATTATTTGAATCATACGTCCATCTATTATAAAAGTTGTGTTTTAAAATAGGATTATTTGAGTCATAAACATAGTGGTCAGCTGCTTGTTGTAAGATTACACTAGCTGGATAGTGTGATGTCAATAAAACTTTATAACCAGCTTTTTTAGCTTGGTTAATTGATTCTAATGTTGTATCTTCTATAGCTTTAAAATTTGGATGTGTTGATATAACAACCACTGTATCTTTACTTGCGGTTTTATTTGAAACCAAATTGACAACCTCCAAATCAGAGATCATTCCTAATTGATTTTTTATAAGTTTTACATTACGATTAAAATTGGTTTCGTCCAAATACTTGATAGTCTCAAATACCTTATATCGATTAAGATAAACAGGCAAGTTATATAATAAAGATGGTATATTATAAGATATAGCTTCTTTAATTACGATTGGAGCTGTTTCTTTATCGGTAGCGTGTCCTCTACTGGTGAACAGAAACAGATCCATACAACTATAGAAGTTTTCTACATCTTTTCTTTCACCCCAAACTTTTACATTCTTTGGCAAATTTTCTAATAATGGTTGCCAATAGGTTTTAAAGTTATCAGCCATATTACCCAAACAATGAAATTGAACATTTTCTTTTTCCATTGCTCGAGCATATTCTATAAATTCTTTTTGATTTTTACGTGGAGTAAATAATCCAACATGCAATACGTGTTTTTTGTTTTCATCCAATCCCAAAAACTTCAGACCTTCAGTTCTATTTTTTCTACATTTAACCGCAATTGGATACTCAATAACATCCGTACTTACATTAAGAGATTCCAGATTTTGTTTTTGATAATTACTGACAAAGGTAAATTGGTCTGGAAAAACTCTTTTTCTTTTAGGATCAAAACTACTATCGTGGGATGTCTCTACAATTAGATATTCTCTGTCTTTATTATAGAGTTTGGTTGCTAAATTAACATCCATAAAATACTCAGGCATTTCTTCAAGATGAATAATGTCAGGCTTTATGTCATCGATTAGTTTGAATAACTCAAACTTATTTGATGATAATGTATAAAATCTTTTACCACAGATTTTTTGAAGTTGTTTTCTTTGTACAACTAAAACTCCTCCTGTGATATCATCATACTCTACACAATATACTTCATAATCATTTATTAGTGATTGTATCTTCTTTAATAAAAACTGAGGTAATCCGCCTGTGGAAAGATGGGGAGCTATAAACAATATTTTTTTCATAATTTACTTATTGAGATAGATGGTATTCATATGGGATAGATTATGATCTAAAGCATTTTCTTTGTGACTCAACGTGTATCCTAAATTTTTAAATCTATCAATTATTTTCGAAACATTTGAGCCGTTATTATGGTGAAATTCAAAAAATATACTACGAACGTTTTTAAAGAAATCATCACTGGTATTTTCAAAAAAATCATATTCGGCACCCTCAATGTCGATTTTAAGATAGGTTGGCAATTCCAAATTATTAGAAGATACAAACTTTTCTAAATTAATAGTATCAACTTCGAACGTTCCATTGTCACTGATGCTAGATCCAACGGTAGTTTCTTTGGTACCAAATTTTACTTTTGAAAACGTTCCTGCAATTGCATTATTAAATGATGTTGCATTTTTTCCATATCTGTCCAAGTTATAGCTTAAGTGGTCAAATATTTCTGGATGTGGCTCAAATGCATATATTTTTTTAACATTATAGTTTGAACATGCAATTGAGAATGCTCCTATATTAGCTCCCATATCATAAACAACATCTCCGTCTTTTATGTTAAAATTATCTAGAAAATGATCATCATAAAAAAACGTATGATACGATGGATATGTAACATCTCCATCTTTAGATTTCAAATCTAAACATCTAAACTTTTTGGCACTGTGATAATTTTTACTAAACAAAAGATCATTTGTAATTACATCGTGTATTTCTATAGAAAAACCAGGATGAATTTTTTTTACAATATTTTGAATGTAATATATAGGGTTATTATATGTCCATAGATCATATCCAACTGTGCAGTGGTGATACATTACGTTTGAAATCAGATTAGAATCCAAACTTCTTAGTGTTATTAAGAATTCACAATTAATAGAGCCGTCGTTTATAGTTTGAAATATTCCATCATCTGAAATATTGATAGTTAATTTGCCAAATTTTTCTAAATAAATGGTATCGGTAAAGGACATATTAAATATATACTACCTTACTAAATCCATTTTCTTTTTTTATTTCGATTTGTTCATCTACCATATCTCGCATTTGATCCAAATGACTAATCACCCAAATAAAATCAAATTGATGTTTCAAATAACTAAATAAAGCACCCATTTGTCCCAAATGATCACTATCAGCGCAGCCAAATCCTTCATCAATACAAATGATATTTGGTCTTGGTAAATTGCTAATATTGATTAATGATACTCTGATAGCCAAACCACTGACGAACTTCTCCATACCACTGGCCATTTCTAATGGCCAACGCTTATCATCGTAAACAATGTTAGTCATAATGTTCTTGCCGTCTGTCTGAAGAGTGATGGTAAATTCAACAAGTTGTTGTAGAATATTATTTACCTCTTTTTCAATTTCAGGCAATGTTTTGGTGATGATTTCATATGGAATACCGTCTCGACTAATAATATTAGTATACAACTTATAAGCCTCGTATGAAGCTTCAAGTTCTTTAACTTTATTTAGTTGTTCCGTAGTATTTTTATATTGCAATTCCAACTTGCCCTTTTCAGTGGAAGAGTTAAACAATTTATTATTGACCGATTTAATCTCCGATTCAATATTCTTAACAATAGTTTTTACTTCATTAACACTAACAAGTAGTTTGGAATTGTTTTCAATAATATCCTTGTTCTTATAAAAAGTTTCAATGTTTTGAATTACCCCATTCAAATCATTTTGCAATCGGATCTTGAAATTTTCATCACGTAATATTGCCGTAGATAAAACTTCTTTGGTCTTTTCTAATTTAACTTTTTCGGCATCTACACGTTGACATTCCTTATAACGAGATTCAATATCTCCAAATGAATCCAACTTAGATTTGATGACATTAAATTCTTCTACTAAGATTTTGCCCTTGTTTTTATCAAGTTCAAGTTCTTCCTTAGTTTTAATAGCATCTTTTACGAATACGTTATTTACGCAGTACGTGCAATTAGGATCATACTTGTGTTCCTCTAACTTTTTCAACTTATCAATTTTATTCTTAACTACTACCTTAAGTTTTTCTATTTCAGAAGACTTTTTAGACTCGTTATCTTTACAGATTTTATATTGATCATAATCACTTTCTATATTTTCACAACTCTTCAAAGAAGAAGATAAATCTGAAAGTTGAGTTTCAATTGATGAAAACTTAGTTTTTTTCTGGTTTATATCAGTTTCAAATGCATTGATCTTAGATTCCAACTGTGTCTTTTCAGATTCTAATTTGGTGATATCAAAATCAAAATTAGCTGTTTTAATGATATTATTAGACAACTCTAGAAGCTTATTATTCTGATCTTCTTTCTTGACCTCTAAATCTTTAATATCACAATTATACTGTGATATATTTTTATTATTTAGATCAATGCTACCAGAAACATTTTGTAAATCTTCAATTAAACTATCTTTGCTTATATTCTTAAGTAGTGTATTTGTTTCCTTAAACTTATCATTTGCAATAGTGTATAATTGATCAAATACAGTTAGACCCATAAATTGACACAATAAGTCTTTACGTTCAGTCTGACCCAAATCAATAAATGATCCAGTTTTACTATTTTGAATACTTAATACTGTAAGAATAAAGTCTTCATATGTACCAACATAATCTCTGATAATATCGTTGGTACTACGACGAGCTTCACCATTCAATGGTACTTCATTGCCATTTTCAATTTTATAAAACTTGACATCTACTTTGACATTTCCTTTTTTATCAGCCTTGCCGTCTCGTTCAATGAAATAATCGACTCCATTTACTTCAAAGTTGAACTTACAACGAAAACTCATTTTCTGAGTATTCAATACATGTACAGCTTTGTATCCTTTGCTAAACTTATCGAATACACAAAATGCCAATGCGTCCATAATACTAGACTTACCACTAGCATTAGGTGCAAATAGTCCAATTGTACCTTTCAATTTGGTAAAGTCAATTAAGTTTCCTTCACCATAACTAAACATATTATCAAATTCAAAAATCTTTGGCTTCCAACGAATATTCTTTGGAGCTTTATCTTTTGGTATTTCTAAATTAATAGTTTTATTCAACTCTTTGACTTTATAAATCAAATCAGTTGAAACGTTCTTTGATAGAAGATTTTCTTCAATCAGTTTATTTTGATAGTCTACATCAAAGATGTTATGGATATCAAATATTTGACCGGATTTTAAAGTCAAATCTGTTGTGGGTTCATCAATTCGATTAAATGTGGTCTCGATAATATCGCACTTATTCTTAACTTCATTGATAATTTCTTTTACCTGAGATGGAATAGATTCACAACAAAGTGTACGAATACGAACTTTTTTTGGGATGTCACTGATATCAGTTATCAACTTACCTTTATTGATTTCAATTGTATAAAAGCCATAATCATTCTTTAGTTCATAGTGTTTATAAACTTTTCTCTTTAGATCCCACATCAAAAATCCGTGTCCTTTAAGATCTTCGCCGTGATTCTGTTGAATCATAGATCCGGCGTATACAATTACAGGCTTACCTTCAGTTTCATCATATTCTTGTAGAATTTGATGTTTATGAATGTCACCCAACATTGCAATGTGATGTCCATCAAATAGTTGATTTGTAATAGCACGATTACTTACAGTATATCCAACATCAGTAACAGCGTGGTTTACTGGACCGTGGAATAATGCAATGTGATGATCGGTTTCCACACGATGTTTAGATGGAATATCCTTATATCGAATATACTTATCAGGATCATCAAATACACTGAAATTATTAAATAAGATGTTTTGATAACGATATACTTCGGTATCTTTTAGATAGTAAAGGTTTGGGTGATTTAATGCCTGTACAATTGGAGTTAAACAATCCAATCTTGACTTGTTTGCTAACGTAGCATCGTGGTTACCAGCTGTTAAAATTACGGGTACACGATCAGCACAACTTTTTAGAAAGTCGCTTCCAATTTTAACACACTCGGGACTTAAATCTGATTTATTGTGAAAAACATCGCCAGCAATAACTAAGATTGCATTTAATGATTTAGCTTTATCTAAAGCATTATAAAACCGATCAAATACAGATGTATATTCGTCGTGTCGTTTTGTTAGACGAATGTGAATATCTGCAACATGCATCACGCAGTTGATTTTATCGTCGGTATTTTTTAGTATAATCATAATTTAACCGTTAATTTAAACTTGTACAGTAGACTCTCATTCATTCTAACACTGTTGTGTATGGTTTGCCAAGTCTTTTCGTGACCCAATTCATTTGGATCTTTACCATCAAGTCGTACCAAATAAGTTTCTATATTGTTGGCAAGTAAAAAATCACAAATTTTCAGACTTGATGATAATGCATCGTTATCCAAAAGCACATTTACTCTAGGTGGTTTATTATCCATCAACTTCATTCTGAGTGTTTTGGATAAGGTTTTCCCAAAAAGAGGTATTGCGTTATATTTCACAGACATAGCATCAAATACACCTTCAACCAAAGTAATCGGTTTATTAAAATCTGTAAACAACTCAAACCCTACGATGTCCTTGCTACCATCACACAATCTATATTTGAGATATCCATCATAAAATGATCTACCACAATAAAAGTTAAGTTTTCCTGTGGAGTCATATGATGGCACAATTACTCTATTTATAAATGCACCACTATTGCAATAACCAATATTGTATCTAACTATATCAAGTGTAGTTATATTTCTATTTAAACAATAACTCAAAGCACGTTTATATTCAATATCACTATTTGGTTTACACAACGGTTTAAACTCCTCAGGCAAACTTAATATCTTTTTTTCTTCTTTTACTTCGACGTTATTTCGTTTTGGTACATCTTTACATAAAACGTCATAATATTCTTTGGGCGCTTTTACTTTTTTAAGAAGACTATGAAAACTTTTTCCGCTAAAGTTACATACCCAACATTGGTAAAAACCAGTTTTGGTATTTATGTTTAACTTTCGTTTATGATGTTTGCAATTGGGACAAAAAACAAGAATTTCTTCACCGCCTTTTTGGATGTGAACCTTTTGTTTAAATAATCTTGATAGAGTGTCAACTACAGTCATTTTAAACAGTATAACACAGATTTTGTAGTTTACAACTTTTTATATAGAGAGCAGACTATTCCATCGTACATATCGCCGTTTCGTTCATCCCAATTGCCTTTTTTATTTAGTACTGTGAACTTGGTGACTTCGGGCAACATCTTTTCAAGCTCAATTCTCACAAAGTCTTTTGATTTAATTCCCTTGATTCTACACTTACCAAACAACTGTTTGCGCATAGTGTTAACCGATAACAGATTTACCTTGACTTTGAAGTGTTCTTCTATAATGTAAGCAAACACTGCATTGTGACGGGCTAATGTGATTATAACTTGTTGGGATGTGAATCCGCCGGCGAAACCACTAAGAGCTGCTTCCAAATTAATATCAGTGACATCTTTAATTAACGAATTCTTTTCCAGTTCAGATATAACAAAATAAGTTTTTTCTTTTGTTGTTTCAAACTTTTTGGTATCAATATAACCAGCATCCAAGACTTTTCCGTCTTTACTAAATGCCCAACCTGTAACTGATGTAGATGAATCTAAACCTAATATAACCATTTAAAATACATATCAACGATAATATCGTTTCGTATTAAATCCTGGCAAAGTGTCAGAGTAATTCAAAGCTTTCTCGTTGAAATTTTCTTGCATAGTCTGAGATTTTGTCTTAAACCCTGGTTCAGTGGTCCAAGCACGTGATTTTTGTGTATATCCGAGTCCACCTTGCAAGCCTTCCAACATATTACCAGGCGTAGCTGCATCAGATTTATACGCATTGAATGTGCCACCAGCTTTTTGTTTAGCTAAATATCTAGCTTCCAAATTGGTCTTCAATGATTCACGGTCAATTACTTTTGCGTCTGGTGATGTTGCCATATATTTGTTCTATTATATAATAAATATAATTAAGTGTCCCATTTAACAGAAATATTTATTGGAATTTCTCCCGTATTTTTAATTGGTTGTGCTAATTTAGCCACTGCAACCAAGTCACATCCACTGTATAATCCAACTGTAGTTATATATGGTGCTAAGTAAGATCCCGTTGGATCAATTGATGAACTATATTGATAATTGAAAAATGGTTGTTTGACATAATTCTTGATTGATTTACCTGTTTGGTTATCCAAGAATCTAATAATGTCATCGTAGTTATTTCGATTGCTTAAGGTGTTCAAATAAGATTTATAATTGGTGAAGTTTAATTTTTCAATGAAATACTTCCACATCATTTTACCGTCGTAAACATCTACTTTACCATCATTATCCACATCCAAATTCTTTTCTGCCAATATATTTTTCAAATCAGATGTTAGTAAATTGGTGTTATAATTTAAATAAGACGAAGTGTAGAACCCAAAAATGTTTTGTTCTACATCATTTGATATCATATTTAAATACCATTTTTCAGAACCAGGTACAACGTTCTTATAGTTTATATATCTTAAAATGATATCCAAATTTTCGAAATTAAATGTGCTCTTGTTAAATACACAATAATTTATCAGTGATGAAGTTGTAGCTGTAGGATTCGTTGATATATTAAATTCCCCAGGCATTATTGTGCAAATATACTGCTTTTCATAAGTTGTTATGAGAGTCCTATAATCCATATACAAAGATGGTTGGTCGGGGTTAACAGGATCTCTTGTCAACAAATTCAGTACACTGCCTGTGTTATTCAAAACCAAACTATTGTTGTTATAAAAAATATTACCAACGGGATAATTTGTTTTTAAATCTAAATTGTCATAAATATAAGCTTTACCAACTATATCGGTATATGTTTCTGCCTCCATTTGTAAAGCAATTTTTGCTTCAACGCTACCACTTCCATAAACTGTGTCTTCTATTTGAAAATATACCACATCAGCGGACTCAGTACAGTTTTCAGGATTAAACGATGATGTTTTTGCATAATTAGGATCACTGTAACTGCCTGATTCTGTTATCAATGGTATACTTAAGTATAAATCGTCATTTAATGGAATAGGAGATCCAACAATTAAATTTGGTTCTGATAAAGCTACTGAATATCCAAATGCACTAAATGGTTTATTATACTCTTTTCGTTTAGCAATAGGATCTGTAGTAATCTGCGTTACAATAGAATTACTGACGTTATAATATAAACATTGACCACAGTAACTTGATTCCCCGTAATCATTTACGTCATAAAATTTATCATAGTATCTAACTGAACTAGAAATGTAAAGTGAGCTAAATGGGAAATATGGCTTTGGGGATCCTATTAATACTTTATTATTGTATGTTGATACAGAATAACCCATCATATTATCTTTAAAGGTTATTTCATCGCCATAAAGTTTTTCAATAAACAAATATTGATTGGATCCGGTTGGACACAATCCGTTTTCATAAATATAAGTTGCTCCTCTTTGTCTTAACAGATTTGATCCTGAATATTCATAATACAAAAGATCATTGGGAGAACCTATTGCTAGAACGTTTTTATGTAAAGACACAGAATAACCAAATCTATTGTTTTTCTGAGCGGCTGATAAACTTCCAGATGGATACAAATCAAATTCAAAACCTTCCAATTTCAAATATTCAGATCCAGTTATATTTTGAAATCTCTGAGACAGTCTCCATCCACCTGAACCAGATGTAAATAAAAACACTTTGCTAGCGGACACTTGGTTACATCCCACCGCCAACTTATTTTCAGAATATTTGTCTATACAAACACTGAATCCAAATGCGGATTGATATGGATCTAAAGTAACACTACTACTTAATGTTTGCACAAAATTGTAGTTATTGTTTACATTCTTAAAAACATAAACACATCCTCTGCCATTGTTATAACCCGGCGCACCCACCGCTAAATAATTGTTTGAAATGCTAACAGCTTTACCAAATTGGGAATTTATCGATGATGTTAAATAAGCAATCGGAGTCGAACTTATTTGATAGGTACTTATAGTTTCCTTGGTAAACTCAGTGGATTTGGCTCTTATACTTCCGCTTTCATATACGTAATTTGGATCGATTTCATATATGTTTACTTGATTTTGTGTGAAGAGGTTTCTATTATCGACACTTTGCGTTAGTGAAATGTCGCTTGCTGCGAGAAAATAATCACTAACGTCCAAAGATTCTCCGTACTTGCTCTGATAAACAAATTTGGTATCGTTTTCAACTGTTAAATAACTACACGATGCATTTACATTTGGTAAACTGCCACTATTAGCAATTAAAGAACTTGTGTTTACCATACTACTACTTTGTTCTGTGTAATATGGAGTTAACAAATTATCGTTTTCATTGAATAAAGTTTTAATCACTTCATAGTTTGATTCAAATTGATTTTTACGAACCAACAATATTTGTCCTCTGCGGGAAAATCCCTCTGAATAACTCCAGTTTTTAGTTGGGGGATTTCCTATTGCTATTATATTACCGTTAGTAGCAACAGAGGTACCATATCGTTCGTTATATATGTTAATTAAACTCATACTATGTATTCAATAAATAATAACCCAAACCATAAGTACCACGGTTTTCTACAGTATCTTTGCTTCCAGTAGTAAATTCGTAACTATTAATGAAATAAGTACCACCCAATATCAAATTATGATTTCCATCGTCGAGTATGTTGGAAACTATATCTCCTGATTGATTATATATCACAACTGAATTTCTTTTAATTCCATCACCGGTTTGATCAACGGCTAATCTATATAAAGAAAAATCATTAGTCAAATCTAATTTTGTACGTTGGTTATCGTAATCGTCAAAGCCAAATATGTTATAACTATTATTGTAGTTATTATAATACATTTTATTTACAGTGTTATAAACCTGTCCTTTGTATGTACCGTTAACATTTACAGGATTAACCACCGGATTCCATTTAGCACTTGACGACGGATAAAAAACAGAGCTAGAATTTACATATTTACCCACTGAAAAATCAATTTGAGACGATTCTTCAAATTGTGTAATTGCTAAATATACATCGTCAAAAGTAACTCCCTCACAACTTCCAGACTTATTATTATCGCACGAAACGTAAGACAATTGTATCGGAAATGCACTGTCATCAGTACCGTCTGTGCCAAAAAGAAGATTATTTAAAACGTTATTAAACGTCTTTTCTTTGGAAACAGTAAATCTGGTAACCAGTACGTCTTGTGTTTTAAAAAATTTGATCATTCTATTATAAATAGAATAAAAACAAACTATTATATATTAGAAATCAATCCGCACCTTAATCAATAATTCGTTATCAAAGGATTTCATTGTAGGCTGACTAATTTTACCAATTGCCAATAGTTCGTTATTATCATTATATAAACCAACCGAGGTAATATAGGTTCTTGGATTATTAATCAAATCTTGATAAATAATAGTTCCTTTAGTCAAACCATCAGTTCCATCAGAAACAAAAGTTGGATTGTTGCTATAATTAAATTCTTTATTTTTAACACGAACGAAGTAATTTGTAGAAGGTACAAATTCAGACTTTCTAACACCCATAGTTGATTTGGATCTTCTTAAAGAATTATAAAAATCTCTTGTCCAAACTTTCCAGTATCCACTTCGATTTGTGGTAGTTACACTATTGGAATAGTTTTTTCTATTTAAAATTTGTTGACCAGCTGTAATTCCAACGTACCTATCTAGGTTTATAGCATTAAATACGATAACGCCATTCGATGGATATAGTAGACCGATGCCTGCATAAACAGGCGATCCATTTTTCAAATAAGGCGTAGCGATTCCATTTACAATTGATCCGGAAATTAAATTGTATGAATTTTGTTGTTTATTTACAACTTGTGAATCATCGATAAATGTAAATTTCTTTGGTCCAACTGATCCACTGAAAGAAATTTGTATTTGCCCAGGGTCTGTTTGATCTTTAAATTTGTCGGCGGCATAACTAATTACATAAATAGCTTCACTATCCACGATATTATCCACGCTTCCAGATGCAAAACTAAATAAAGTATCACCTGGTTGTAAGAGCGTATTTTTGTATTGAGAATAGATGACTTTTGTTTCATTTGTCAATACTGGAGTTGTATAAGTAGTGACATCGAAAAGTGAACTACCACTATTTGCATAATCGCCATATGCTACATCAAAATATAAGTCGCCACCTGAGTAAATATCAAGATAATATTGACCATTTCTCACATCATATGGACTGGAACCAGTAAGTTGATTAGCTTGACCAGTAACACCTGATTGTGTTACAAACGTAGATTGACTAACAAATAAACTGCCAGTTCCAAATAAACCAGAAGATACTTGATTTATTCTACCCACTACGATGTCGTCATTATTAAATTTACTAAATATCATAATTATGTTGTTGTTGGAACTTTAACTGTCACTGTAATGGATGTATTACCACCACTTTCATTGCCAATAATTGTAATATTAGTGGTTGTAGTTTTAGACAAACCAGCATTTGGAACAAATCTAAATTTGTTACCTACTACTACTTGAGAAGTTTGTGAAGTTAAATCTCCTGAGAAAGTAGGAATTGTAGCACTGGTTGAATTCAAACTATTTGTTTCGGTCACAACCAATGTGCCAACGTTTTTATTTGCCAAAATTGCGGTATACCCAAGGGTAACATTGTAAGTTGGGTTTGTACTAGGACTAATTAAGAGTTCGCCTGTATAATCTCTATCTACAGTAATTACACTTTGTGCTACACTTATTGTTGGCACAGACGTTACTCCGTCATTTAAAGTTACTAACTTATACTTCATTGATTGTGACTCATCCGTAATAGGTTCCATAATAGGAGTGTTACGAATAGCTATGTCGTAATATGCACTACCTAGTGGATGATTTGGATTAAACTGCGTGTAATCAATTTCATCGTCAGCCAAAGCAAAGGCTGTAATGTTTAATCCACCCGTTTTTGCGAGGATTTCTCTTCCCTTTTTAGTCAATACAGCATTCACTGTAAGAATGTTGTTATTTAAATATGCCATATATAATAATTATTGATAAGTTTTAATTTTTACTCAAAAATATGAATTATAAATTCATTATGTATCTTTCCAAACTTGCACTGGTTAGTAAAGAAGCGGTTAGTGGTAATTGCGTGAATAGTGAGTCTGGACTACCAATTGATCCAGTTGTGTCGCCATATATAGGAGCATTATTAGTTTCGATATTCAAACTTAAAAATCCAGGTATAGTAATAACAGGCGCACTTCCATTTGTAATGCCATCTCTATTTACAGTACTATTTTGATCATTTTTACCCTTGGTATAAGTATAATATGTAATATCGCCTTTTGAATTCAACTTTAGTCCATTCAAAAGTTGCGTCTTAGAACCACTTACTGCTTGATATTTAGTTCTACTTCCAACAAATGAGAACTTACTTAAATGTCTATTAGAATATCCTGTATTAAACACACCTTTATAGTAGTTTTTTAAGTACTTACTTCCTGTAACTTGAACATTAAATCCTATATAGTTTGTACCAGATGTGCCTGAAGTGCCTGATGTTCCGGATGTACCAGATGTACCAGAAGAACCTGCTGTGCCAGATGTACCTGTTGAATATCCTGACCCAGACCCAATAACTTGAACTTCATCAAACGAAGATGTAAATGTTACTACAAATCCATCATTATTAACGCATTGATAATAATCATTTCTTGATACATTAACGGTGTCACGTACATTGTATCCATTTGGATCAACAAATACATACTTCCCATATTTTGCATAAATAAAATCACGATCATCTATTGCATCTTTAATTTCGAGACGAGAATAGTTGTATGTATTTTTATCAGATGTAATGTCATTAACACGTGAACTAGTTACTATAGTAAAGCTTGAAGTATTGTTCGTATTTATTAATGAAGATGTAAATGTAGCTTTATTATTAAAATATAAATTAAATTCATTATTTGTTACAAACTCTACATCTCTATAGTTAAACTTTTTACGTTCAAATAAGCTTGGCTCCAATAAAACTCCTGTTAATAAATTGGATCTAGCTGGTTTTAAATTTTGTACAACGTCAAATACAGAAAAATCAATATAGAATTTATACGTACTGTAAAATTCTTGTGGATATACATATTTTTCATTGATTTTTCCAAATTCACGTTGTAAGGTAGTTAAACCAACATAATTTTGTTTAGTTAGATTTTCAGGTTCACCGATGATATCTGCTATACCATCTAAACCTATAAAATTCTCTATTTTTTGATTCAAATAGTTATATGGACTTATAAAAAATCCAGATAAGATGGAATCATCACCCAAACTGTCCTGAATACGTGTTGAATAATCGTATGGTGTTAAATTAGACAACGCAGTTTCTGTTATTTTGTTTATCTTACTGTTAATCTTATAATTTGGCCCAAAATTATTTGTATTTATAGTTTGTTTAACATTGATTTTATCAAACTGATATGGAAATTGATTTATCAATACATTGGAACAAGTTGGATAACTAAAATATTTTTCTTTTTGACCAAAATTATAAGCAAAGAATTGTGTCTGATAATAAATATTTTGATTATCTACAGATGTACGGATAGATGAAGGTGAATACAAATCTACAGGCGTATCAAAACTCCATAAATAAAACAAATTGGAATAAACATCTTCCTTATTTGGTATTGATATTGAGTCTAAATTATAGGAATGCTCATCAAAATATTGATTATCAAGTGGGTCTTTTAAAACTTTGATTTTATCCAAATTTCCTATAAATGAAACTGAAGATGAATAATTACCTATATAATAACTGCCTGATGAAAAGTTTCTATTAGCGGTATGGCTTATAATTTTACGTTTAGTTGATGAAAAATTCTTAGTACTACCATCGTATTGATTAATAGATAGACTATAAACGTATGGAATATATTCTTTTGTTGAATTGACGAAATATGATGAAGTTAAAGTTGTTTTTTGAGACGCTAATGTTACAAAATCATTATCATCTTCAACCACGAAATCTCCGTCGTCTTCTATAATAAACGGCGTAACTTGATTTATAATTTTACTTGAACTTATATTCAATTTATCAAAATCACCAGCGATAGGTTCACGTTTTAACATCACTGTAAAAATGTTACCGTTTAACAAAGGCATTTCATTCAACACCAAACTAGATGTTGTATTGCCTAATTCATAGGGGTGAATTTCAAATATTAATTGACCTGACTCAACCTGTTTTGATTTTTTAACAAATAAATTCCAATCGGATTTTTTATTTCTGTACTTTGACAACAATTGTATTTTATCACCAAAGTTATAATCCGTAGACTTAAATCTTAAAGAAAATTCTATTGTAGATATGCCGTTAAATCGTGAAGCGTATTCAACACTACTGGTGAGTGTATTAATATTGGAGCCGGACGCATAATAACTACTAGTGGTATAAATAAAATCACTACTGGTATGTTCAAAATTCAAGAAATTATTTTCCTTGAAATCTGTCATATAAATAATATCATCGTATACAAAGTAATTATCACGGTTAGAAAAAGCATCAGCGCTTCCGTATTCTCTGGTTGATATTATTCCAGCTGGAATGCCAAACATAGTACGTATCATTTCGAATGAATTGACCGTACCCTTGGATTTATATACCGATGAAATATTATTTGCGAATCTATTTAAAATTGATTTTGTATAATCAAAATAAGATGCAGAATTATAACCTGCAATTTCTTGGTTATTGAAATACAATTGATTCAAATCACTCTGAGAAAATTTATCAATATCAATATTCCAACTAAAACTATTCAACAATTCGTCTATATAATTCTTTGGATAGTAGTTTGAATCATTGTTAGAAATAGGATATGCTTTTGGAAACTTCTTGATAAAGACTAATATATTATCAAAGAAATGACCAACCATTGCTGTGAATTTTATATAATCAGCTGAATCGGAATCGTCCTTTACATACTCAGGAAGTTGATATACTAAACTATTATAGTTATCCGAATCATATGTAATAGCTTCATCAATTTTATCATCTATACTCGATGAATTGAAAAACAAATAGGATTCGTACTCATCGAATGTATCCAGTAATGTGATTTGTTGTGTTGTTTTTTGATTTACTAATTGACTGTAAGAAGACGAAATTAAAGCGTTTGTATTCAACGAAGATGTGATCGTTGATTTCTTAACGGATTCAAGTTGATTATAATCCTTAATCTTATTCTTAGCGATCTTAGTACGTAATTCAGCGGATGAATAATTAATGAAATTGTTAAAATCTGTATAATCGATATACAAATCATTATACTTTTCTTTTAATCTTATCGTTGCTTTATCCAATGTAAACGCATCATTACTATCGAATTTTTGAGTAGAGGAGTTTACAGCATTTACCTGTACATCAAAGTTTATATCGTTTAAAAATACTTTTCTTGATATTTTTGATGTAAACAAGTTAGCTTTGAAATAAATTGGCGCAATTGATATATTTGATATCCAACAAGTCGTTTTTACATTGTACTGCAAAGGTAACGGTGCATCTAATTTTACTTGGATGTTAAAAGTATCATCCGTTGGATTCAAATAGTTTGTATGATCCAGAATTTTTATCAAATTTCCATTGTCGAAATTCAAAGCATTCTTGTAATAACCGTAATATTTTGTTTTATAATTTTCAAGTAAATTAGTTACCTGTGGCAATATCCAATCGGTATAAATTGTTTGTTCAAACAACCCCAATATATTTTGTAAATCAATGTCATTTATAGAGCTTTTTTGCAACACTCTATCTTGAGATACTTTTAGTGTGATTATTCTAAAAGACTCCAATATGTCTTCACTGGTAAATTCTACGTTGTTGTATGTGTAAATAAAATTATTAATTTGTTCTTGTACACCTGAAAATTTACTTGTCTGTAAAATTGCATTATCTGTATCGTTATTTAATTTTATAACTGTATTGTACCCAACGTAAGTTGATGTTATAAACTCTTGCAATTCGGCTTCGCTTTTAAGTCCCAACTTTAAACAAATATCCGCATAATTATACTTGTCTTTATTTAATAAAAAGTCTTGTTCAATTGGATTATTTTTAATAATAGCGATTAAATCTTGATAGATTCTTAATAGCAAATATTTTTTATCCGCAAAAGATGTTATCTTAACAGCATCTAATCTAGATGATTCATTTTTAGTTGTGTCAAATGCGTAAGATAATCGTATTTCAGTTCTACTAGGAGATATCTCTTTTATAACTAATCTGTTCGTTGGATTACCAGCTATATTTCTAACTGGGTTATACAACAAATAATATAAACCAGGACCCACTCCACTTGCATTTAAATCAAATTGTGGATGTAATAAAATATCATTCTTATAAGATACAATATTTGTAAATGGGTTTGCAAATCTGTATGATCGCAATACGTTATTAATATCTCTATAGCTTCCTTGTAATACAGAATACGTAACTGAAGGAACTACTCTGTTAAAACTTACTAGTTGTTGATTGTTATTATAAAGAGTAAACTCAAACAAGTCATCATCGGATTCTCCATAAAATATATCCTCATTGACCAATTTTTGTTCGTACAAAGACTGTAAATTAGCATTCAAATAAGACGCACTTGTAATGCCCTTATTTAAATCATTATCGTTTATTGTCAAATAGTCGTAAGGCATATTAAGAAGTTAATGGTAAAAATGGATAGTCGTCACCAAAATCCGAAGGAACTTTTCCTTGACCTAGTTTGATTCGCAAACCAATAATTTCGTTTTTCATAGCGGCGATAACTTGTTTGTCATCGTTGTTTTCATATTTCTCTACCAAGCTATTTACTGTTTGATTTAAGATTCTATTTTCCTCAATCAAATTATTATACTGAATTATAACATCTGTCAAATTTCTTTTTTCTTCAACCGCAGACGTTTGTAATTCGGTGAATTCTACAGTAGATGTATCGGCAATTTTGTTTTGGTTATATAAAAAACTTTTAATTGGCAATTTAATATAATTGAATTTGCCATCAAACGATTGTGATATATTGTAAACCAATTGGTCATTTCCAAAATCATCAAAGTTATTTTGAAATGTACCAAAGTCTTTAAATGTTTGTATATCACTTAATGATACGTTATATACTAATGGTATATTTGCCATACTAACGAGTTATTTTAAATATTTTTCCAGTATCAACGATGTCAATTGTACCATCCTTGTACTCTACCTTAATAAATACTGTCAAATAACGTTCTTGAGGCAATCCATTAGTATTTAATTTAAAATAATTACCATACAAAGCATCACAACTTAACTTAGTATATTCGTCGAAGTTAACCAAGACCTCCTCAGACTCAGCATCTTTTACCATATAATAAGAAGAAGTTGGCAAATACTTAGGAGTGACCATTGCTGGTTGTTGATATGCTTTATTAAATGTCTTTAGAGGATATTTGTCTCTCGCAAAAACAAATATTTTAGCAACACTGCCAGCTTTATATGCACTATTTAATGACTGTAAAGTAATTAGATTTTGTATAGAAGATGACACAGGCTTTAAACTACCTGTACTAAATACAGTGTCATTCCACCCTACATCAATATATGGACTATAAATGGTATTGGTATCTTTACTAAAAAACTGTAACAATCCATTGGTTGGTTGAAGAGGAGGTGTACTTATTTCAAATGAACTCAATAACATAAGTCCTTGATTTGGAATGCATCCACATAACCAAGAACGGACAATTTGCGTGATGTCCATTGATATGTCACTTTGTTTACCATAAGTAAATGACTGACTGCAAATCAATCCGCTGTTGACTAATGATGGAAACGGAGTGGAGTTGCAAATCCATTTTGGCTTGTTTGTATAAGAAGCTGGAACTTTATAATACCAAGTACCACCTTGATTTTGAAAACTAGCGCTTGAATATGAAGCTGTTAATAAATAATTTACTTGTTGATAACTATTTGTGATTTTATTACCATACCACAAATTACTACCCGAATAACTTCTATTGTTCCAAGTAGCTCCTAGTTGAGAACCATCATCTGCATATCTACCATTTCCATTTTCCCAACTTTGACTTATTGGATAAGCATATATGGAATAATTGAGAGGAAGATTTCTCATACCACATGCTTTTAAATTGAGTGTAAATTTTAATTTTGAACTACTAATTTCGTTCTTGGAAATAGACTGACTCAATGTGGTTAAATCAAACTTAATTAATGTTCTACTAAACTCTGGATAGTTTAAGTATGTGGCTGTCGAAGGAGCTTGAAAAGATCCACTATATCTACCTTTAAAGTAACCGGCAAAATTTCTGACATCTACGTAGTAAGATACACTAGACGTATTTGTGTTAATAATCGATCTAAAACTTGAACTCGAAAAACTACCACTAAAAGATCTGCTTACACAGTTAGATCCAGTAATGCTTCCAACAAATGAACCAGACGCAAATGTTGCTGACCCAGAAATATATAGAGGTTTTCTCGGACTGGTGTTTACGTTAGACAATCTACCTGTAAAATTAGCAATAAATGATGTATTTGGTATTACAGAAGATGTGAGATTAAAAGCATACCACTTACTGCCAGAATAAATGAACAATGAAGAAGTGGTGTATGCCAACCATCCATTATTACCGTATGAAGAGGCGGTAAGAGGCGGAGTGTGCCAATTTGGATCTGTGTAAACAGTTTTTTTGCCTGCGTTTGACGCATATATTTCTAATATTTCGTCTATTCCAAAATTTTTGTTTTGGAATTTGTCGGAATTGTTAATATAAGTGTCTTGAGATGGATAAATGAAAATATGCATATTATACTACCAATCCTTTTATATCGTTATCAGGATATTTAATTTCAAATACTGATGGGTCTTTTGATGGATAGAGAATATTATTTTGTGTAGCAATACTTACGTTATATGCTATAGGTGAATAATCCCCATCATCAATTGTCAAATTCTTAATCTTCAACTCAATTACAGATTGAACTCCTTCGTTTTTCATTATTTCGAAATTGAGCTGACTGAGATTTATTGGTTGGTTAAAACTCATATTATCAATATTCAAATAGTTTTTTACAGACTGAATACAGTTATTTAATACGTCTCGTTTATTGAAGCCGGTAAATACTGTAATTTTAAAGTCCAACCCTAAATTGATAATATAACCGTCAATAATATTGATCTTATCTGTGAGTATCTTGAAGTTATTAAGATAACTTATTAAATTTTGTAATGTGGCAGGATTCAACTTTGTTAAATTTTTATTGACATCGTATCCCAACAAATAAAGATTGTTAGTAAATGGATTACTTGCTTCCAAAAACTTTCTTCTATCCAATGGATTTAATGGATTTAGATCCAAAGCTTCATTGCCACCTTCAGTTACTACACCTTGTATTAATTGGTTGTATTGAATGCGTCTATTAGAATTACTTTCAACATATGCCTTTGAAATGTTACCCAAGTAAGTTGGTAATGAGTATACTCTTAGTAGAATATCTTCGGAAGTAACCATTCTGTTTTGAGCAGAAAAGTTTAATATAGCATTTTGACGAATTTCTTCATCTGTTTCTGCATCATTACCACCAGTTGATGAAAGTGGATTGTTTACTCTTAGTGAATTTTTAATGTTGTTTAATAAAATAACTTCACTGTCAGTTAAACTGGTTACGTCATTTAAATAATCGGTACTAGCAATCTTATTTATTTCTTCAGAATTTACATTTGAATCCAAACCACCGCCAACAACATAATTAACGGTCAATGTTGTATTTGATGGAGATACACCGTATGAATTGGCTTTCAATACGTTTGTACCATCCAAAGATATATTTAAATTCTTTAGATTGGATAATGCAACGCCAACATTAGTTGGATTTGGTATAATAACAGTGTTTTCATAGTTTTCCGTATTTGCACCAAATTGAATATAAGTGAAATTATTTTGATCTACTGTTGTGATGAATCTGCGTTCAGTTCGTAGATACTTTAAAATCTTAGGAGTTTCATTTCTATATGGTGATAATGTTTGATTATTAAGAGGTACATTATCGATTAATAGTGGAATTGTATCTTGTGCTAGATACTGAGTTTCATAGTAATTATTACCATTAGAATCTACCACACTGATTATCTTAACTACATCGGTTTCATCTAACTTTATTTTTAAAAATGCTTGTGGGTCGCCAATACTAAATGTTTTTGAAGTTATTCGACCAGAGTAACATTGTGCAGTTTTCTTCACCAAGTAAAATAAAGGAGCACCTGTGTTGTCACGATTATAAACACTTATTTGTCTTGGGGAGAATAAGGTATCTTGACTAAAATCTACACTTTCTTCAACTATAAATGATACACCTGATACACTGGATAGTTGTGTATATGGTTTTAAAATCAAACAATATCTTTCATCTGGTATATATTCACCATTAACACCCGAAGTACGAGTTGCGGGCAACAATTGAAACAACTCTACATATGTAGATGATACTGAAGATACCTTTGGCTTATATCCCAAAAACTGAGCTTGGTTTATAATATTTTTACGTTCACCTGCAAATTGAATAAAACTTTCTTTGAATTGATAATCAGTATAGTATGATAATACATCCCCAACGAAAGAAGCTTGTTCAATAAAGATTTGGCCTGGTGAACTTTCACTAAAATCTTTATAACTTTGTGGATAATACTGCTTGGTAAAATCAATGAGTTGTTGTTTTAAAGAAGTGAAATCACGATTTAAATACAAAACGTCTTTTGTATTAGCTTTAAATGTTTTGTTAATTAATTGTTGCATTATATATTGTTGTTTGTGATAATCACTTCAGTGGTTGACTTTAATTCTTTGTAACTAAAGGCTACTTTTATAAATATTTTATTATAATCATTATTTACAACATCATTTTCCAATAATTGAACTTTAACATCTTCAACTATTACACCGTTCATAAATCTATTTACATCATTTTGAATGAGATTTACTAACATAGGTAACATTTCACCCAATTCATTTTGATCAAACAAAACTTTATATAATGAAGAACCAAACGCATTATTAAATCTGCGTTCTCCTGGTTTAGTTAATAAAAGATTCTTTATATTACTAGAAACTTGTGAAATAGTATCAACATTTGTTTCAAAATAACCATCTTGACCCAATCTAAACGGTATTTTAAGTCCTAGTGCTTTTTTAGCCATAATTAAACTTTGGATTTTTTACTATCTACTGCTTTCATTAAAGATCTATAATCTCTATTCATTGCTGAATACACAGATTTTACCGGTGCAGGAGCATTTTCTGGAACTTTGGTCTCATTTATTGTAGTTTGAGTTGCACCACCAAATCCACCCATCATATTAACCATACCGCCCTCTTGTGGTATTCCACCGGTAGTTTGATTCAAAATATCATTTAACATTGGGTTACTTGTATATTTGACAAACTTCTTTACGGGTTTAATTGGCTCTTCAACAACAGATTCATTCATAGTTTCCAATTCTTTTAGAATCTGTTGTTCCAAATCAGAATCAGATGATTTTTTCTTGGCTTGAAGAACTTCTTTAGAAAATATTTCTGCCAATTGAAGCTTAAGTTCAGCTTGTACTACACTTCGTACCTCTTGTTGTACTGTTTTCTTGATAAATTCTTTTAATACGTCTATTTTCATATTATTATATATAATTATTAACCCAAACGAGATTTAGGTAAATTTAATAATGCTTGTGCTCCTTTTGTATCAGATGGTCTTGGTATCTTTACTGTCTTAATACGAGGTGTACTAGGTGGTTTGGGTATATTTGGTTTAGGCATATCCTTCTGTATACTGGCTAATTTAGCCGCAGCTGCACCAATTGCACCTCCAGAAACAGCACCAATTACAGCTCCTTTTCCACCCCCAACTATTCCGCCTATACCAGCACCCAACCCACCTCCAGCCAAGGCTCCGCCTGTTACTCCGCCAACAGATAAACCAGCGCCGAGTGCAGTACCGCTTAAACCACCTATTAAAGCTCCTTTTCCTCCCCCAGCCAATGCGCCTACTCCAGCACCTAGAGCGCCACCTAATACTCCACCTTTTAATCCAGCTGCTAATTTAGAGGTTGAACTAATTGTTCCAGTTTTTGCATTAACAATTGTATCATTTCCAGCTATAGATTCAGGACTAAACTTATCAGGCGACCAATCCTTACCCAAACCATCTGGTGTTATACCTTTTGGATTGAGTTTATCAAATACTTTACCGGCTACACCACCTGCTACCAATCCAGCACCAGCACCAATCAATGCGCCTTTTCCTCCACCTGCCAATGCTCCAATACCAGCCCCTAAAGCACCTCCGCCAATTGCACCTTTAACCCCAGATGAAAGATTACTAAGTATTCCACCTGCGGATTCTTGAGCACCACCAATTGCACCTTGTGCTTGTCCAGCAGCTCCTTGTAATGCACCTTGTGCCTGTCCAGCAGCTCCTTGAACCTGTGATGTTAATCCTCCAGCTGCACTTTTAACTTGAGATGTAGCACTACTCGCTGCGTCCTGGGCTTTTGAGGCTGCTTGTTGTGCTGCATTTGCATCTAACCCCTTTACTTCTTGTGTTGGAAGTTTTATGTTAGGATTGTCTACCACAGGAGCTTTATTTGTAACTCCTGATATCGTTTGTGTAGGTGGTCCTACTAAAGCAGGATCTGGATCGGTAAATGGATCTTGTCGTTCCACTTTAATTCCCTTACCAGAACCACCAACTTGATCAGCTAAAGTTTGTAACAAAGATTCTCTTAGTTCTTTAAAAGCATTATTGAAAGCTTCACCTGGAGTCTTTCCAAAAGCAGTCGTAGTTTTAAAAGAAGATGCTATAATAGCTTTCAGTGTTTTTCCACTAGATGTTTGTCTTGGAACCTTAACGTCTCCACTTAAAGTAACATTTGCTAAGTAATTTCCCGTTAATTGATCACGTTTTGATGTTGAAAATTTTCCACTTAAACTAAAATTCAATTCGTTGGGAAAATTCGCATCTGGAGACAAATTTTTTACAGAAATATTTGGGGTTGGAGCACCATCCTCCACTATTACATTTGGTTGTACAAGATCAACTTTTGAATAGAATGAGTTTATAGCTCTTCTATATTCGTTAGCATTAAAAACGCTACCATTCCAAGGTACAGTTTCTTCATAAGCTATATAATAATCACTCATAATTAATTCTCAAATTCAAATTCAACTTGTACTGGACCTTCACGACGATTTCTACCTTTGAAATCACCGACAACTCCAGCTCCTGTAACTGTATTAATTACTACTGGATCTTTACACTCTCCGCCACTTCCAGTTGGTTTAACTCCGTTACTGCCAGGCGCATAACCGCCTCCAGTAACGAATACTCGTCTACTTAGTGTCTTGTGTAAATTATCTCTTAATAATTGTAGTTTAATTTGTTGTACTGGTATTTGCGTTTGATCCGGATTAGCATCCTTTGTATTTTCTGGAGTGGCAGCACCTGATCTAGGATGTGTATGAGGATGTGGGTGTACGTGATGATGCCAGTGAACGTGATCCAATAACCAATTACAAAGATCATACATCCAATCTACAGTTGTTTGACCCAATAATGCTGGTTCATTAGTTTCACCATATTGACCCAAAAATATTTGTGGAGCATTTATAGTAGCAGTGTTATTTGTAGTTATAACTACATTATCATTAGCGTCTACTGTGTATTCGCTATCAGTAGTTACGGCATAACGTTTTTTACTAAAATGTAGTGTTTCTGCAAATCTACTACTCAGCACCAATCTATCAGTATTTATTACGATTTGATCGCCGTTTAAAGTTGGAAATACAAATGGAGTGGAATTTTTTGGATTGAATCTTACTTGTTCTTCAGTTGGCTCTCCATTTGATGTTTTGCCAAATGTACTTTTATAAACTGTAGTTTTCCAATCGCTCGATGTTCTGCCACTTGTTAACTGAATAGTGGATCCATCGTTATTAATATCTTCTTGTATTTGACCACCGAAATTCTTTTCAATAGGTGTAATTTTAGGAATAGGTGGTAACTTAGGGTGTAATTGTTGCGGTTCATCCAAAGCAATATTTCGTTGTCTATTTCTAATAGTAACTTTAGGATTACCATATCCACCGCCGCTTGAGTCTTTCAATAAATTGCCATTTAAATCGTAAGATGGATATACACCTTTATCATTTTGTCTGTTATCATCATATGCACTAAATCGAATTGATTGACCAAATCTACTTTCTATTACAGTGTCACCTTCATTTTTCTTAACCAATCTTATAAATGGATTTGAAATGAAATATTGTCCTACGTATCCTATATTATTGTACTTTGAATAAATTGGAGCAGATGTATAAGTTGCTCTAGTACCATCAAAATAAAAAGGTACAGCTGGCTTTCCATTTTCGCTATATACGGTTTCAACTGTATAATCGATATTATTGGGGAAATTGAATTTGTTTAATGGTTTGCTATAGTAATAATTGTTTCCAACCTTTTGTACCAATACCAATTCATTGACCAATGGATATTGTGTGATAGTTTGTTCAAGTGGTATAGCCCAAGGTAATTTTTCGACCGATGACTTTTTTTCTTGAGATAATATTCTTACTTTAGCTCGGCCTATATAAGAAAAATCCACATCATTTTCATTTGCGGCTTCATTTTTATAATTAAGCGGAACGGTTTGTGGATTTATTTTTTGTTTATAAGCATCTTGTAATTTTATATGAGTTTCATCAAAAATTACATCGACTACTACAGCAAGTTGTATGGGTGAACGAACATCAACCAAATCTTTTATTTGTTGATCATTTAGTTGAGGAGATTTATTTGATTTAGATATGTCCGTGCTTACCATATTATTCACCTTTACTGATTGTTATAACTTCATCCATCAATTGTTTACGTTCGTCTTCACTTAAAACCATAGAAGTTCCTTCACCACTAGCTTCGCCTTTAGCTACTAAACGTTGTACAACAGCGGCTAATTTAACCAATTGTTCGTCGTTTTTGATGCCTACATCGTAATAATCTTTGATCATAGGAACGATGATGGTAGCATCATTGATGGTTTTTATCAAGCTTCGTAACTCTGATATCAGAATATCAATCTGATCCTTTTTGCTCTCGGAATTTTTCACTATGTCCTTACAAAGACCCGAAAAATTCTTTCCTTTGTAAATTTCAAAATTTAAGTCCATATATCTATAAATAGAAAAACCACTCCGTTTGGAGTGGTTTATTTGTTTTGTTTTGTGTTATACTTTACCACTGTCTATGTAATTTTTCATAACTACATTTTGATAGGATTTCATCTTATTAATGATTTTAGTAATTTGTTGTGTTTTACAATTACTCAATTCTCTGATATAAAGATACAGTGTTTTTTTATTAAAATTCTCTATTCTATCGCTACTACGAAATAATTCGATTACCGCATATGCTATATTAAGATCTTTTTGTTTGGTGAATATCTTTGTTATATTTTTTTCCCAGTAATTAATTAACAATTTCATAAACTCTTGGGTTTGAATAGTCTTATGATGAGCGTCTTCTGTTTGTAAACAGACACCATCTTCTCCTGGAGTTTCACTAATGTCTACGTGTTGATTGAATCGTTTATAATTGTTATTATTATGAAATATCAAATAGTTTTTGGCTACAATACTGAAATAACTAAAAGCTTTACCTTTACCGGCTTCAAATTTATGCATATTTGAAACCAAATGCGTTACAGTTTCTTTTTGAATTTCTAATGGACTATTATCAAAATAAGTGAATTTGAATGTATTGAATATGTTCTCAACTAATTTGTCAAAACTGTACTTTATACGATTCTCATATATTTCATTTCTCTTTGCAATATCTGATTCTAAATTATATTCAACAATTGCTTCTTCAGTTTTTTTAGAAAAATAAATCTTTTCTTTCTTGTTTCTACCACGACGTTTTTTTCTTACGTCTGTTAACTCTTCTACTTCTTTATTAATAGCATTTAAATCATTGATTACTATTATATCTTTATCTGTAATATTTCTTGGAACTGTTATCTCAGATATCTTCTTAGATTCATACGTAATATCTAATTTTAGTTTTTTATTTTTTTTAGGTGTTTCATTTTTAACTATCTTTTTAAAAGATGTTATCTTAGTTGGCTTTTTGATTTTTTTATCAACACTTTTTACCATAGAAGTAATTTTACGTTTTTTAACTTTTACTACTTTAGTCGTTTTTTTATTTGCGACTTTACTTTTTTTTGTTTGTTTCATTCAAGTAATAATATCAAACGTTATCGGTTTCTTCTTCTTTTACCTTTTTATTTAAAGATTCGATTATTTGTTTTAAATCGGAAAAAAGAAAACCAACGTCGTCATCTTTTTCAAAGATACCACGGTTATCAATGTCTTTCAATTTATTAAAAGTATTTTCTACAGATTTTTTAAAGTTTATTATCCAGTCTTCTAAGATATCAACCTGGCTAAATAACTTTTTTAGTGTGATTAATAAAAACACATTAACCGATACTGATGCAAACAGTAATATTAATAACAAAATTTCAATCATTGTCTGTAGGTAGTTCTTCGTCCACTTCCACAAATTCCGAAATATAATCTAAAGCGTCATTCAAGGTTTTCCAACACGATTCGTCGTATGATCTTTTGATCAATTTATACAATTCTTTAAGTTCAGTTTCATCCATACTTATAAGTACATATATATGAACCGACTACAAAATTATAAAAGAATTATTTTAATTGTTAAAAACTAAACATTCCTCTTACTCCCGCCTTGCCTTTTCGCGCGACTATTTTCTCCACTATCTTTTCAACCTCAACAGGCTTCTCAACTATTTTCTCAACTTCAACTGGTTTTTCAATAATTTTTTCCACTATCTTTTCAACCTCAACAGGCTTCTCAACAATTTTTTCCACTACGGTTTGAGTTGGTGCAATTGGATCAACGTTAGATTCATCAGTAGGCTTTTCTTGTTTTTTATACAATTCGTAATTTTTGTCATCTTCTGAATAAATTTTATTCGTGCTTATATTATATGCCAATAATAGTACAACGGCGAGTGGATCAAATACTGTAATAAGTACTACAATAAACCATTTCACTACGTTTTGAATGGTTGTACTAAATTGATCCGCTACGAATTTAAAGGTTGTAATGTCTTTTTTCTGACTATTATCCACTTTCAACTTGAAAATATCATCGTCTATAGATGTAGATTTAGCACTATAGGTTTTAATTTTGTCATTTTCGTTTTCTAACTGTTTGTTAAGATCTGTGATTTGATCGTTAATTTGATTTTGAATATTTTGTAGTTGAATTGGATTACGAGCGATTAATGCGTTTGTGAGTACTTCATTTAATCTATTTTCTTGACTATTTCTTAACGCATAGAGTTTTTCTATAGATTTTTTTGTGGATTCGATCTTATTAATCTCTTCTTTTTTTTGAGACTCTAATGTAGAAATTTTATTCAATGACAATTCGGTTTCTAATGATGATTTTTGAAAAGCAGCAGTTAAAAATCCAAATACACCCAATGATGTTATAGCCATCAATGCAAATACTGCAATTATCATATATGTCTTCATTAGAAAATTGACTTTATTCCAGTATCTAAATAACCAACTAGTTGTTACCAACTTTCCGAGTTCTAAAGATCCAGCCATAATCATAGCTGCGATGGTTGCGCCTGAAAATAACAATCCAATACCATATACACTGAAATACGCAGCACATCCTGCAATTAAAAAAGATGTTGCTATTACCAAATGATGAAATTTTATCATATCTATAAATAGATAGAAATAAAAAACCCCGCCAATTTAATGGCGGGGTTAATATAACCTTGACTGATTATTAATCAATCTTTACTTTCTTGGTTTCAGGAATTGTTGGTTTGACCTTTGATAAAGTCACCTTCAACAACCCATTTTCAAACTTTGCACTAGGATTGTTTCTATCGATTTGATCTCCCAAAGTAAAACTTCGTTTAAAGCTACTATGTTTCAACTCCCTACGAATATACTTTCCAGTTGATTCTCTACCATCGACATTTTTAATCTTTTGACCACTAATGGTAAGCACGTTCTCTTGTACATCCACAGATACTTCATCTTTGGATAGACCAGGAATTTCAGCTAGAATTTCTACACGGTCATTGTAATCAACAACATCTACACGGGGATAACTTTGTTTTTCAAAAAAACCAACACCTAACTCTTTATTTAGTTCTGGGAAATGTGCCGCAAATACTTCATCGAATACGCGGTCAAATGGTGTTAAAAACTCATCACGATCAATGTGTCGCAATGCAAACGGACTATATTTAATTACTGACATATATTTACCTTTCTTTTAATAATTCTATTGAACTTATTAACCTAATAGCCTCACTCGAGCACTATAGTGAATAACACATCTGTGTCATTCAAGAATATATATGACATAAATTCAGAAAAATGTCAATATTTTTTATCCAACCGACGAAACTCCGCCTGTTTGACACAAATTAATGTAACTTTCAGCGTCTACATTATTATTGTTTTTTCTTAAGAACAATATATAAAAATTTGCACTTCCTAATATGGAATTTGTTGTTTCAACTGTATAAGTGCCTGAAAATTGACCTGATGTGCCTGGTGTACACACATATTCTTGTCCACCCGCAGGATCCAAAATCCAATTGATACTGACTGAATAACCATCTTGTGTTATACTTGTTGGTAGTGTACATCCTGAATTTGGCAAAGCATTAACAACTGCTTTGGCAAAAGTTTTATCAGCTGATGTACCAGTTTTATACGCAATTGTTACCACCGTTCTAAGTTTTATTTGCGTCCAACTTTCAAGCATACTAGGATTATAACTTATACATCCTAAATTACTTGTTACAGGCGTAACTACAGGAGGCGTTACTGGTGAAATCACACACGAATTTTTATCAAAATTAGCTATAATTTCACAATTTTGCGATTGCGGAGAATACCCTAATGGTAAGGTTAAATTAACTGAACCTTTAGCTGTAAATGTTTTTGGTTGAAGTGTATTTTGATAATTAGACAACCCAAAACCAATACTAATTTTACGTGTACTGTTAGCCGAAACAGAAAACATACCGGTTGGGGTAAAATTAACGGTACTAATTAACGAATTTAAAGGAGTTCCATCCAAGTTAGTCCAAGTTGGACTGATAGTGGCTAACATCTCTGCATTGTTATTATTCGTGATTATGAAGCTACCACTATGTTTTATTTGAGTGGTAGAAGTTGGATTACACACTGGTTGAGTATAACCATCACCACAATCTAAATAACCACATCTTGGGCCTGTAAACGAAATATTGGTTGGAAAATTACCAACCAGTGTTGGTGATGTCGCACACGATGTCGAGCTTGAATCTTGAGTGCCTAAAATGTAAAGTGCAATTTGACCAAATGTAGATGTATTTTCAAAAGAATATGCATATGTAGGATTTGTTCCGCCCGAACTAGTAGCGGTTACCAATCCAGTGTAAAAATATCCAAGTGAACCATCCGGTGTGGCTGATTTTTGCAAAATCAATCCGTCAAAAGTCAAAGTTCTATTGTATCCTAAATTGTCTTTATAAGATATAACTGGCAAAAGTTGTCCACTTGATTTATAAGTCGTAATATTTGGATTTTGCAATAAACTATTTAGGTTATTCAATATATTAGACAAATCTGTTATCTTGACATTTGTATATCCATTAGCCGTTTTATCATTATTTATTGTTTGAAACAATAAAGAAGCCGCAGTTGGTAAATCTGATGCGGACATTGTGTATGTGTATGTTGTATTATCAACAACTGCACTTGCACATGTACCTATGAACATACTAGATGTAAATGCATTTGACAAACAATCTTTAGAAACCAATTTATACGCTTTTGTATCAACTAAATTATAAAATAATTCAACATTATCACCGGATTTAGCATAAGAAAACATCTTATTCCATCCAGAATCTACAATAGGCGTGGTAACATCTGACTTAGAGTATAATGTGTATTGATAAATTTTATCCTGTATATTATTGGTCAAAAAGTTATTATTTTGTACTACACTTGGAGAATAAATTTTAACAGTAGCGACACCGGTAGACGCAGCTACATTGAACGAACTACTTATATAAGAAGCTCCATAAAATTCACTAAACTTTATTGGTCGTCTATTGTCTTTATTTATGAATCCAACGCCTAAAGCTTTTGTGATATTAATCGTTCGTGAATCGGAGTTTGAATTGCCAATTCTATTTTCCAATTGATAATAACTTTGTGATATAGAAAAGTTATTTGAACCTGGATTATAAAAGTTACTTAATAAACTATTGATCGAAAGATTTTCGCTGTTATTTGTTTCGCTTTTGAAACTCAACGGGCCAAATCTGTTTAATATATTGACAGGCATATATCCTATATATATTAAGATTCGATATTATTTTTTAGTTCTTGAACTTCTTTGTGTAGTTCTTGAATAGATTTTAGTAACAATGCGATAAGTGGATTATACTTTACAACTTTATATCCCTCGATATTTTCAGTTACCAAGTCAGGATATAGTTCTTCGATTTGTTGAGCACTAACACCAAAATCTTGTTTTCCATTTGATTTCCAATTAAATTCAATTGGATTTATCTGATTAACTTTGGATAAAGCGTTTTCTATAGGTTTGATGTTATCTTTGAGTCTTATATCTGACGAAGCGAATGTGGATAGTGCAACTATATCACCTCTTACATCCAACTGACCGCTACCACTCACACGTAATAATTTGGTCTGACTACTTCCCGATGTGATCAAAAATACATTTGAATTTGGATTGTATCCTGTTGGCCAACCAGTAGATCCGCTTAAATGTAAGTGCAATTGAGCATTTACATTATCAGAACTTACTATATTGCCTATACTTAATAGTCTTTGTCTTACACCCAATACTCCCCATCCAGATTTACCTGATTGCCAAATTACATCTCTGCCTGGTAAAGCCGATGTATTTACATGAGATCCTGAATAATAAATTGCAAAATTAGCAGCGGCTCTTAAATAATTATTAGAAGTTTGCAATCCCAATCCAGATATAGATTGTCCAGATGAAGAGTTTTGAATAATCTGTTCGCCTACAGCGGAAAATTGTAAAGGGTTATTAACTGTAATTCTACCTGCAGGCATACTACCTAAATTATTAATAGTACTATTTCTTACAATATAATTGGTAGATCCCAATGCACTTGTTCCTGACCAATATGAAAATTGATTGGTAGTACCTGTACCCGTTATGTTTCCACCTGAATTTAAAGCATAAGATGCTGTTTTAGCACAACTAGCTGTACCATAAAATGCTACTTTTCTATTAGCATTATAATGATTTGACGCACTGATATAACCCTGTATACTAGCCGAAACACTTCCTGAAAAACGACCTCTTGAAGTTCCATTGAAACTACCAGTCAATTTAGAGTTTTTACTAATTATAGTACCATACAAACTTCCACTAAAACTACCACTAGCATTTGCTTTTTTGGTCAATATATAACCACTAAAACTGCCACTCAATGATCCAGATGTTTTGGATCTGCCTGTGGTCGAGCCTTTAAAACTTCCAGTGAAACTGCCTGTATTACTGCCATTAAAATTACCACTAAAACTGCCTGAATGTTTTCCTTTGAAACTGCCTGTAAAACTACCTGTAAATTTACCGCTTAATGTTTTTGCAGATCCTGAAAAACTTCCTGTGTATGAACCTGTTACCGATTTTAAAAACGTTACAATATCGCCAAATGTACTCTTTCGAGAATATAGATCATTTGACGAACCAGATTCAATTGTTAATATTAAATCTTTAGCTGTTAGTGTATTATATCTTAATAAATCACTAACTTTTACTTGTTGTATTAAATTGCAGGTGGTTGACATAATTACTTCCAGGCGTATATTTTAATGTACCATTTGGTTGGATCGATGCTGTATTCACTCACAACACTAGTACTACTATTATAATCATATGTTGTAATACTAGTGTATGTAGGAACTATGACCAATACATTACTAGAACTCGAAACAATACTACAAATTGGTTTGGTTTGATTATTAAAAAATGAAAATGTATCAATTTCTTGATTAATAACAAATCTACCATCATTTGCTTGACAGCTTAAAACCACTCTGACTATAGATGGAATCGATGAAAATCCATGTGAAAAAGAAAAGACATTTGAATTGCGTGTATAAAAACTATTTGAATCAGTTGTGGTATTAAACAAAGAGGTTGTATAACCAGATATACCATCTGAATTAACATAATCCTTTAAATCTGATAGAGTAGATTTTCTAGAATATTTTGAACCAGCTGTATTTTCTATAAGCATCAGTTGATCTGCGTCTTTTATACTAGTATAGCTCGTAAGATCACTGACCTTTATTAATTGAACATTTAAACTATTGCACGGAGTTGCCATATTTTATAAATATAAAGTATTAAGAATAAGAAGCTCCGATTCTATTAATAAGAATTTCACTTCCCATTAATACTATAGAATATAGATCTCTAGCACCATTTGATGGATTGGTTGCCGATCCACCTGGCCATTTTAATGAATTAGGTGTGCCTGTACTCCAAGTAAATGATGTTCCGCCACTATTATTATAGAAATATAAATAACACACTTTTTTCTGTGTAAGATTTACATTAAATGTTTGAGCAGCTGTAGCTGTTAGATAAATCATATCATAATCATCAAAACTCAAATTTGTGGTTGCAGCTGCAACAGTTGCACTCACGGTAGTATAATCTTTTTGATAATTTCCTTTAAAAGATCCTGTTATGATAGCACTATCTGTTTTAGAAATATACGATCCATTATCAACTTTGATGTTTCCATATGAATATATTTTACTGCCGCTAATAGATCCATATGCCCGCATATCACCGCTACTAGATACGTAAAATGTATTTGAAAAACTACTAGATCCGTATTGTACTAATATCGCTGTTTGTTTGTTTTCTACACCAATAGGCGCTCCACCAACAAATTTACCAGCTAATACTGATCCAGCAACGTTAGCAGCCTGATTACTACCGCTAAACATTCTGATTTGCAACTTAGCACGTAAATACTTGTCTATAGAACCAGTTGGCTCGGCTGGAGGTTGTATGCCTATACCAACTGAACCATCTCTTGCAGCCGAATCTGTATTAATATATGGCCAGAAGTAAAAACCATTACGTACTTGTTTCAGTGCAACCATCACCCCACCTGAATCTGATGTTCTTGTTGTAATGGTACTATTTTTAAGATGATATGATCCTGTAGTAATACTCAATGTTAAACTGCCACTGGTAACAGATGATATAAACCATTGATCTTGATTTGGAAATGCAGTTGATCTGTTTTTATTTTGTAATACAAATCCAGCTGAACTATATATGCCAGATCCTCTATTTACTACAAAAAGATTTGACTGCGCATATTTAGCAGAAGCTGATATATAAAAATTAATTTGTCCAAACTCATTTTTATAAAACAATGGAGATGTTGTTAATCTATTGTTGTCAAAGTATGGTACAGCACTTGAACTATTTAAAGATCCTTTTAATAAATAAGAGGATGTCAATGAAGTAGTAGATGAATCAGCTGTTACGGCGTTCAAAGCATTATCAACTGTACCAAGTACAGTTGAAGCTCTTAATGCGTATGAAGCACTTGTAGTTCTTGTAGAATAACTACTGCTTATAGCTTTACTTGAAGTAAGTGCGTAACTGCTTGAGAAAGAGGAATACTTTCCACTTCCATTGTAAGAATAACTAGCGGTACCATTTGTTCTTAGATTGGACCAATTCAAATATGAAGCTGTGTCAGCAGTAGTTGACATACACATACTTGATGTTTGTGCGTAGCTACTGGATAGAGAAGACAATTCGCCAACTCCATTGTAAGAGTAACTAGATGTACCTACGAATGATGGTGATTCAATATAAACACTAGAGTATATACTAGCAGCAGAAATATTATTGAATGTACTGATACCTGAATTAGCTGTTACATTACCTGTTAGCTTTCCTTTTAAACTACCAGTCATTGAAATATTGCCACTACCAGAAAATACTCCTGAGAATCCATTTTGAGAATAGATTTTTGAACCAGATATAATTGAAGGTGTAGTTGTTCCAATTGGAGAATTGTCTATATTTACACTACCAATAGCCCCACCGTTTACAGCGACTAGATCTATTTCAGCATATGCAGCGTATAAATCATTATTTACGTCTACATTGTTAAATGAACTTTTACCTGTGCCAACTGTTACATTACCCAATAAACGACCTTTTAAACTGCCTGATATACCAATACTAGCTGTGATTTGTTCAATCTTAAAAGGCGTGTTTTCAAGATTCAATCCATTTGGATAATCTAAAATTGTTATTTGACTACTTAAAGCATTTCCAGTAAAGCTAATATTACCACCGCCTCCAGTTGCCTGATTAACATCTATCGTTTTTGCATAGATTCCCAAAAACGTCGGTGCGGATGGATTGTATCCAATAGTAAGATAATCGCTTACTATGGCTCTTTTAAATAGATTTGGTACTTTTTGACTTATGACAGAATAGTTATCACTTTCAAAGCTTCTAAAAGAACCTGTATAAGTGTTGTTTGGCCCTACAAAATTTAAGCTATTGAATGTGGTTAAAAGATCGCCGGTCTTTTGTACAAAATTATTTACAGTAGATTTTTTAGTTGAATTGCTACTTACATTTTGTATGATCAAATAATCATTGTTTCCAATATTACCAGATGTTAATGTTGGTAATTCGGGAACGGTTCTACCTTGATTGGATACTATCGCCATAATATATTAATAATTATTAATCACCCAACATTTTTTAGTTTTTTTAATATAAATTTTACTAAACCGCTTCGAACAATGTCTTCTTCGTCGAATTTAAACACATAAATGCCATTATTTCTACTTTCTTCGTCGTCAAAAATGTTCATCATCGGTACAAATCCACTTTTACTATTGATATCACTTTGATCAGGATCGCCACAGATAAATAACTTACTAAATTCGCCAACACGTGTGATCAATGTGGTTAATTCTTTTTTAGTCATATTTTGAGCTTCATCTGCTACGATACATTTAGCATTCCAACTTAAACCGCGTAAGAAATTGATTGGAAATCCATGAATGCGTTCTTCTTTTTTCAACTTATCAATGTCGTGTTTTGGCAATAATTCTTCTAACTTATCGATCAATGGTTGAATGTATGGACTCATTTTTTCATCCATTTCACCTGGTAAAAATCCTAATTTGCTATCACTACTTTCTACTATGCTTCGTACATAAACTATTTCACTCACTCTTTTTTGATTCAATAAGTTTAAACCGGCTAATATTGATGTATATGTTTTGGAAGTTCCAGCTGGGCCAGATATAAAGACTAGTTTGGTTGTTTTATTTTGTAGTAAATTTAATAATTCAATTTGTTTTGGGGTAAGAGATCGTTCATCTATTCTAACTGATTCTCTAATTTTTTCGTTTTGGTGAACCTTTGGGCTTGTGTCTTTTTTCTTGCTCATTTTTTTGGTTTAGTTGTTGTTTAATATTTAAAACACGACCGCAATGTTCATATACCTCAGATGAGATGTAGTAATTATAAATAGTATTTAAATTACTTTCGAAAGAATTGCGGTCTAATACTACTATGAAATCGGAGTCTTTAAAATTAAAGACCTCTATCGCATTCAAATTGTTCTCCACCGCATAACATATTGACGAAACAACCTGTTCCATCAATTTAATTTTATTGATTTTAATCAAACTCTCCATCTGACCATAATCAGATGGCAAAGTTAATGAAGAGTATTTATCTGTCATCATATATAAGTATATAGGAAAAAATAAAGACGTTACCGAAGTAACGTCTTTTCAGAACCAATTTGGTTAAATCTTACTTTTTCTTTTTCTTTTTTACTGGTTTATCACTATCATTTTCAACCTTTTCTACTGACGAAATAGTCGAATTTAACTGTTGTAATTTTTTCGCAGAAGCATTTTTCCAAGAACGAATTGTTTCTGGAGATGCATCTACGTATGTTTTGCTTATCTGCAACAAATCTAGTACTTCTTTTTCTGTACTAGCTGCGTTAATCTTCTGTTTCAGACCAAATATATTACCACTCATTATTTACCTTTCACTTCTACAATTTCAATTTTAGAACCATCTGGCCATCGTTTAAGAATTGAAGACCAATGATCATATTCAGTTTTAGCTTCATCCTTGGATGGATATTCCAAATCTGAAACTCGTCTGCCATCACGTAGGATTACGTACTTAATATTGTTATCCATAACACTATCACTTTTAACTGTCATACTAATTTATAATTTAATATTTAACCGTGGTAATATATTTTCGAGTTCTAAGATTACCAGCCTTAGAACATAATCTAATAATACATACAAATAGCGATTACGTCAACTTTATTTTAAAATATAAAAAATCTAATAATAGAAAATCGTCATATGTATATGAAAATATTATGAGTGATGTTACTAAATTTACAGAACAAGAAATGCAAGAAATCGCAATCGTTCAATCCAAATATCAACAGAAAATATTTGAACTTGGTCAATTGCAATTAGAAGAAATCGAATTGGAACAAACCAAAACAGAACTAACTGATAGAAGAACCGCAATTCTCGCTGAATGGAAAGATATTCAAAAATTAGAAGAAGGTTTATTGAATAATTTAGCTACAAAATACGGTGATGGCAGCCTCAATTTAAAAGACGGCACGTTTAAACCCGCTCCTAAATAACAGTAATAAAAAACCCGGTCGAAAGACCGGGTTTTGTTTTATTTAGTTGGATCTCCAATTGAAGCTTCTTCTACAATCGCTTTAATTTCAGATTCAATTTCTTTCATGCGATCTTTGTAGCCAGCAGCTACATCCTTGAAGTCTTTCTTAACGTGTAAGAGATCTTCGGTTAGTTGATATACTTTCTTTTCGGCTTCAGCCTTTGTTAGTTTAATATTACTCATAACTGTTTTAAGTCTATAATTTTGGTTACTGCTTCTATCGGTATATAACTAGTAACATAATTACCTGGATCTACATTTTTTAAATCGGGTAACTTACTTTTATCTATTACTACTATAATACCTTCTCCTTTGTCTCTGTAATTGACCAAGGCAAATCTAGCTGCCAATTTAAAATCACTCGCTAGATAACTACCCACAATGTTTCGGGTATTTCCCCTACCTTTTGAAGTAACTTTACCAGTACTCTTCAAAATATTATATTCTTTCTCAGACATTCCTCTATAAAGTTTAGTACTGTCTGTAGGAATTTTATCTAACTCATCGGCGATATACTGTAATTTTCCAGTTGGTTCCCATACTAGATAATCATATATGCTAGATTCGTATAATAAACTATATCTTTTCATTGCTGTATAAATATACTTATAGTTAATGGAAGAGATTAATTTTCACCAAGTTAGTATAAACAATCACGATATAACTGTTTGGGCTAACAGATTTGTTGTACTAAGACATCCAGAAAAATGTGATCTATACGAGGATGATTGTTGTAGAGAACGAATCACGAAGTATTTAATTGAAGAAGGTTACATCAATGATAGTGGAGTGTTGATTATTGATAGCTACATTGATTTTGAACCAGAATAAAATGGTGGAGATGGCGGGGAGTCGCACCCCGCGTCCATAAAAAATTATTACTGCCAGACTACACGTTTATATATTTTAAATTGTTGGGAAGTAATAATGAAAAATATCTAAAAATATTACCCTTAAGATTTACTAATATCTCGACCATTTACGCAAATCAAATATTTGGTCCAGTCCAATAATTTACACTCAACACAACTATCAGACTTCATTGTATTGAATGTGCAACAACTTAGGCTGCAAGGGCTACAACGTCATCATAAGAGAAGTCATAGCTAACTACGTTATCTTCAGCAGTTAATTTTCAATAGAACTTTTAAAGAGGCCAACTATTATCCTCTACGTGCCTAACAATAGATATTTATCTATGTCGAATCTACACATCCCCATAAAATTTTAAAGAACTGTATATAAGTATTATCCAAATACTTTATATTTCTTAGAATCAAAAATGTGAGTCTCCCATCCCACCACATATTCACTATAGTGGTTTAACCATCGGTGCCATCCTTTACCTATCCATAACTCACACGCCATACGATGGTCTGACATATCTCCATTATACATCGTATCTACAAAAGTCAAAGATAAATTTGGCAATCTATTTATATATTCACAATCACCCCACCAAAAATTGCCAGAATAATAATTTCTATATTCTTTTTGCGGACTAACGTAATGTGTAACATACAATCCACCTACAACATCATAGTTTTTAGTCTTTAATACATCGACAGATTTTTGCCAATTATCTATGTTTAGATATTCTAAACAATCACGCCAAGACTTTATTGATTCTGTTTGTATTACTTTAGATGTTCCTTTTGAGTGATGATATAAAACACACCCATTAGGATTTAGCTTACAGTAATTCTGCAAATTAATTAATGTATTATATTCAAATTTATTCGTGGTATAACGAACAACTTTTATTTTTACATCTTTATCATAAGAATCTACTATCTTAAGAAAATTATAATATTCTTCATCTGATTCTGAATATACACCGCAAAAATAATGATCACATCTATTGTATAATCCAGACTTAACCACTCTTTCAAATTGATTCTTTATTATAGACACCCAATCATTTTTAAGATAATTGTGAGAAAATACTGACACAGGATAATTTTTAACTATTCCAATTCCACCCCAAGATTCGTATCTTTGGTTCTTCATAATCGAATGAAATAAATTATCGGTGGAATAATCGTTCGTAGCTTTATCCGATATAAATTCGTAACTGTCTATATATTGAGTTTTGATCTCACTCCAAAACTTACTTACAAAAATATTGTTGCCTTCATTTTCGGGACTTGATACGACATCGTGAAATCCTAAATAACCATCTGAATTTAATAATTGCTTAAACTTTAAATAATCAGATTTTACTCCATTATATGAATGATCCCCATCTATAAAAATAAAATCAAACTTAATGTTGAGAGATTTTAAATAATTAATTGTATCGTTGCTGGTGGAATCTGAAATTATATATTCGTAATTTGAATATTTATTTTTGAGTAAATCAAAATTAGGATTATGCTTTATATCAATCGTTATAACTTTATCAAAAAGTTCACACAATCCAGCTGCAAAACCACCATAATTAGATCCTATTTCAAGTGCGATTCTTTTTTTGGAGTTTGCATTCAAAAAATCCAATAAAGATTTGAATTCTTCGGGTTTTTGTTCAATGTTAAATTGTAAACAAGACTCCCATATATTTGGGAAATTATAACCAGTCATAATAAAATTGGAGCGGGTAGCCGGAATCGAACCGGCACATCACTTCCCATATAAGTATGTAAAATTTTTCCCATATTTATCTTTTACATACTTTAAAATTTCTTTTAATTCCGATTTGTGAAAAACTTTTAATTTGTGTGGAAATTGTAATTGTTTTGCGTCAAATTGTTTTGAATGATATCCTTTTATTTCAATATAAACATCGTCTATTTTAAAATCTGGATAATATTTTTTGATTGTTCCATTATACGTATATTCAAAACTATCTGTATTTCGTTTAAATTGTATATTGTGTTCTAAATTATATATTACCCACGCCAATTCCCAACTACTACCACAAAAATATCCTTTATACCAACCTCTTTTACTAGTTCCACTATTTATACGATATCCTCCGAGTCCTTTATTTTTAAGATAATCTGTTTTTTTTATCCATTCATTTTTACATTGTCGTGAACAACAATTTCTATCTTTTAAAGATGGTATCACTTCAAATTCTTTTTTGCAAGTCTCACATTCTTTTTTAATTTTTTCTTTTCTATTCCAACCACAAAATTTAGAATTGTTTTTTGCCAATTCAGCTAATCTTTTTTTATCGTCGTTAGACCATTTACAATGTCCTCCATTTTTTTGAGTATAAATCGCAGTACATCTTACAGAACAATATTTATTTTTAATTTTATTTTCAAAATCAATTATATTTTCACAATTTATACATTTTTTTGGACTGCTATAATAATCTGTTTTTCTTTTTTCTAAATATATTTTTTTTAATTGAGTATTAAAAAATATTGAACATTTATTAGAACAAAAATGATTGTTAGTTCTTTTTATTTCACTTTCATATTTTACAAACTCAACATTACAGATTTTACAATTTACTGGTATCTTACTCATACTAATAAATAGTAGTCTTCGGAGCAAAAAGTGATTTTTGATCACACAAAATTAAGATGGAGCACTAGGTCGGGTACGATCCGACAACCTTATCGTTGGCAACGATACGCTCTACCAATTGAGCTACTAGTGCGGTATGATTAATATATAGTTGAAACTAATCAACATACATTAATTTAAAATGGTGGACCTGTCCAGGGTCGAACTGGAGATTACCGGATGCAAACCGGTCGTGTTACCACTAGCACCACAAGCCCATTTAAAAATCTTACACCAATATATAGTATAAGTCAAACTAAAAATTTACCCTATCCTATCTGGATCAGATTCGTCCGGGTCAGACATACAGGGGTGTATCGTGTCCCTCACGCTGTTGGACGTTTCCACCCAACACGCACATCATTATAAATTGATACCATAATTTTTACACCATTTTCTTATGGAATTATCCGATACACCGTATTTCTTCCCAAGACTAACCATAGTATTTTCTTTAATTTCTTTTTCTAAAATTTCTTTTGAAGGTCTATCAACTTTTCTTTTTTCATATCTTGGTTGATGTCTCCAATCAGGATTTATTTCCGATGGTTTAATGCGGTGTTTATTTAGAGAACGACCTGCAAATGTAGACGTTTGACTATGACAATTAGGACATAAAAATTCTAAATTTTCAAATCTATTATCATCTGATATTCCATTTTTATGTTCTAATTGAAGAGTTAATTTTTTATTTCCCCAGATGCCATTATTTTTACAATTTGCACATTCATATTTTATTATATCAAATTTAATTAAACGTTTTTTTAAATCTGTTCTATTATAACACGAATTTGTTGTCAATTTTTTTAATAAATCTTCTTTTGTAACTTGTCTCTTCCAAGTACTTGATTGTGTCCTAGAAAGAAAATGACTAGTATTAATTTGTAATTCATTAATTCTTTTTTTACACGTTTTAAAATTTCCACCTTTATTTTCCATACCAAAGTGCTTTAGTAACTCAGTCATAGTTTTGCTATTTTTCACTAAGTTGGCAAAATCTTCGTTTGAAATTTTCCAGATAATACTTGTTCTTTTTTTACTCATACATACATAAATATGTAAGAACAGAATGAAAGTTCGATTTTATCATTGAATATTTAATTAAATAAAATGGCAGGGGATACCGGTTACGCTCCGATTCTCTCAGATTCAAAGTCTGATTTGCTACTATTACAATCAATCCCCAGTTAAATTGGAGCGGGTAGTGAGAATCGAACTCACCTTGCCAGTTTGGAAGACTGGCGCTTTACCACTAAGCTATACCCGCAAATGGCGGAAAGGGAGGGATTCGAACCCTCGGTGGTTTTTTAGGCCACAACAGTTTAGCAAACTGTCTCTTTAGACCACTCAGACACCTTTCCATAAATCTTTTGACAAACTCCGATTTCTTCAAGAGACGATATTATCAGTCTTCGGTTCCATTGTCAAGTGGAGTTGTATTAAAATGGCGGATGATGTCCGTACTGCCCGGACCTCCGTTTTTTAGACGGACCTAGTTTTCAAGACTAGTGCAGCCAGCTTATATCTGCCTATCATCCACAAAAAATTGGTAGCTACGACTGGATTCGAACCAGTACTATTCTGTTTCTAAGACAGACGCCTCCTTCCAGTTGGGCTACGTAGCCATTACAAAATGGTAGCTATGATTGGATTTGAACCAATACTATTCTGTTTCTAAGACAGACGACTCCTTCCAGTTGGGCTACGTAGCCATTACAAAATGGTAGCTATGATTGGATTTGAACCAATACTATTCTGTTTCTAAGACAGACGACTCCTTCCAGTTGGTCTACATAGCCGTTAAAATGGTCCACCCGAGGCGATTTGAACGCCTATTATTCTTCACCCCAAATGAAGTGCCATACCAAGTTAGGCGACGGATGGATTAAAAATCTATTGAATAATATTTACACCATTTTCTAATTGCATTATCTGATACACCGTATTTTTTACTAAGTGATATAAATGTATTATTTTTAATTTCTTGTTGTAAAACATCTTTTGTTGGTCTTTCAACTTTTCTTAGTTTTTTCATTGAACACGTTCTACAAATATTTGTATAACCACTTGTTTCAGTGTTACATTCTGAACATTTATATTTTTTAGTTTTTTTAGATTTCCCACAAAATGTATGAGTCTGTGAATGACAATTTGGACATAATAATCTAAGATTAGATAATGTATTATTAAAATGATCACCATCAATGTGATCTAATTGTAATTTAAGTGGTTTATTATTCCAAAAATCTTTTATAGAACATTCTGCACATTTATTGTCAAATAAATTGAATTTTATTAATTTATTTTTAAGCCACACAGTTTCTATGTCAGTATTTTCTTTTAATCTAAGTAAAAGTTCATCTTTTGAAACTGTATTTACATTTTTAATTGAAAAAATTTCTTTTTTGGAAAGAAAATGTGAAGTATCAATTTTTTCAAATTCAATTCTACGTTTAATAGTTCTATAATTACCACCCTCTTTTCTCATATTCAAAGTTCTACAAACATCTGCCATACAACAATTGTTTTTTATAATTTTTTTAAATTCCTCCGTTGAAATATTCCAAATTTTACTTTTCATATTACATTATTATGTCTATGGTAATAAATAGGTAAGAGTTCAATTAAAATATTAATTTATTTTAAAAATGGTAGGGGTTGATGGTAATGCTCCACCGTTTGAAGTGTGTAAAACTACTGTTTTGCTTTTAAACTAAACCCCCATTTAAAAATTGTTATATACTTTATTTTAATTATCGCCAGATGGGTTCTGTATTTCAGCATAACACCCAGTGACCGATCAAATGTTTTAACTTATGTTGGGGACATCAGATAGAGTTTCAACCCCGTTCGTTATATTTCTAATTTACCATACTTCGTCAAATTGTCAACCATTAAAATCAAAAACCCATCATTCTTTTTAAGAGTGACGGGTTGGATCTTTTTAGCAAACAACCTCGTACTCAACTTCCTGATGGGAGTTGACTGGCTTGACTAGGTTGTGAAATTAAATTCATATTCGTACTAATATATAGTGTTTGAAATTGAAAATCAATAAAATTATTTAATAAGTTTTAAATAAATTTCGTTAACGTTCAGGATACCTTCTCAAATCCAGTCATATTAATTACGTTCAGTTTTTGACCAATAATAGACTCGACTTGAGTTTTCCTACTGATTAGCCAAGCAAAAGCTCCAACTTTATACCACGTACCCAATAGTGCCAATTCACTACCTACCTGCACAAATATTGGATTTCCAGAATCACCACCTCTTTGTGTCTCATAATACGACTGTGATGTGCCAAATACTGAAGCTTCTACATCAGCAACTGCATCAATTAATCGGGTCATATCTCCAATTGAAACTTTTTTGTCTTGATTGAGGAACAAAACAGGTAACCGTAAAGTTATGAATTGTACCCCCATCACACTATTAATTTCAGTTTTGATGTATTGTTGCCAGTTGTCTGGTAATACCGAATATATCTTCAAACTACTATCAATTGATCGATCAAGCGTTCCAATTGCAATATCACTTCCATCAATCTTGTCGATCTTGATAATGTTGTACTTGAAAGTCACATTATTATCGTTAACAAAAAAGATTTCTGAATTTGTCAAATAAGGAACGTGTGCAGACAATAAGACATGCTTGCTAGTAATAAGAGTTCCACCTCCAACACCACCGAGTCCATTTATACCAGCTGCAGTACCTGTCCATTTATAAGATATTACCCAAGAAGCAGAATTTCGAACCCAAGAAAAAGTAGATTGGATAAACGCACTGAATAAACTGCGGTCTTTGCTAGCTGCCATCATTTTTATCACTGTGGATTTGATATTCGATGTCCAGTTAGTACGCATACCATCAGAAGATCCACTACTACCACCCGTCCCGCTACTGCCACCTATACCACTACTACCCACTATCGTACTTTGTACCACTTTTGGTAACAATATATTAGATATAAATTTAGTTACCACAGACGTTGATTTAACAACTATTGTTTTTAATGAGGAAGTGCCTATTCCGCTACTACCACTTGATCCACTTGTTGATGACATAAAATAAACCTTTCTTTAATTATAAATAGACTATTAAAATAAAAAACCCGCTTATTTCTAAGCGGGTTTTAATACACTATTGTAGTCTAGATTAGAAGGTCAATCTCAAACCACCAGAATATACTACATCTCCACTAAATTCACGGGTTGCCCAATTATAATTGCCAACCTTGAAATTATTATCATACCATCCAACAGTAGCAAATGGAGTCAATACACCAAATGAAGTTTCGAATGGACGAGTCAATGATGCCTTGGCATTTACAGCAGTGTAATCACTGGATGCACCAAATACCTTACCATATTCAACAGCAGGTGTGATTACAAATCCAAATGGCAACTTTTGAGCACGTTCCAAACCAACAAATGCACCCTTTTGATCTAGATCAATGTCAAATGATCCACGTACATAAGGAGTTGCCAACTTGTTTGGTAGAGCCAACTTGACACCAAACTCAGTACTGTTTGGAATACCAAAATTACCAGCTTGGTGACGAGTTACAGTAGCATCAGCACGTGCGGAAAATACATCCTTCCATACACTAACTTCCTTACCCGTACCCAATGTCCAGTGTGACTGATCAAGGTCGCCATTGGCCAAAAGAGTGCCACCCAAGTATACATCTGCATACTTTAGACTCTTTACAGCACCTACACCAACAAACGCTGTTCCCTCGGAACGAGCTACACCATTAACGATGTATTGGTTGTTGTACCCAGCTTCTACTGAGAGGTTTGAATTATCTCCAGCAGATACAGCTAGAGCGGTCAACAATGACACTAATACTAATACTTTCTTCATATTTAACTATCCTTTATTTTGTTTGTTTATGTTTACTAACTACGTTAAGAACAGCTTAACGTTATCCGAAAAAACCAATAAAATGTATTTTTTCGAAATTGTTCATCAATATATAGTTTTTATAATCTTATAAGAACTTATTTATTTATTCAAGCAGTTTTCAGCTTCTTGAGACGTTTGTTCAAAACTTTATCCTTTTCGGGTAAATAAACATAAGAAGCTTTCATACTTCTCTTACTTTCACCCAAGACGGACAAAGTTTCTTCATGCACATCCAATGTTTTTAGTATTGCGTTCTTTACAAATCTAAAACTATCAGTGCCAACAACATCAATACAAATACCATACGTTAGATCTCTATATTGTACGTCAGTTGCGCCATACTTGGAACACAATACATCTTTGATTTTAGCCTTTTTGTCATTACTAAAGACTAAATTCGCCATATCAATTTTACTTAGTTCATTCATACTATACTTTTATTATACTTGTCAACGTCTCATTGTCAATAAAAAATAAAACGATTAATTTTAACATTAATCGTTTCACTTTGTTTAAATTTAAATCTATTTTTACTTCTTTTTAAGCTTATCTACAACCTTTTTAAATTTCTCAGGTTGGTTGGTTTGTAACCATTTAAAATAATCTTCCTTCTCTCTGCGTGAAAGTTCACTATCTCTATAAAGACTAGCATACTTCTTTACAATGTCTCTAAAAGGATCACTGCTTTCATTCTTTTGTTTCTTTAATTTAGCAATTTTACCCATTAACATTTTCTTATAATTTTCCAAAGAACCATAATCTTTTGCTCTACTTGGATCTGGGTTTTTTAACAATTTTTCTAAATCTTTAATGTTAGCAGCAGTATCATCTTCGGATAAATGAGCAGTAAGTTTATCACTTTCCACTTCGGCTGCATTGTCAAAATCTTCGTTTAACACTTCTTTTGTCAAACTTTTTATTAATTTTTTCAAATCATTTTTGGTCATATGTTATAAATATATTAATTTTATTTATTATGCTTTATATTCTCGCACCAACCAGTTCTATGTTTAGATATCCAATCAACTAATGCACGTTCAAATCCTATATCATTACCGTTCTTTTCACTCTCTATCCATTTATGTTTTTCTATTTCCTTCTTCAACTCCAAAAACTTTTGATATAGATTAAATTCATTCATACCAAAATAAGTAGTTTGATTATCTCAACGGTATATACAAATCTCCTGTTAATCCTTTTTGACTTAAATAATTAGCATCACTTACCGCAAGTGGACTCTTAATATATCCATATTTCTTACTCAATATACTACGTAACTCTTTACCTGCTAATTGTATTAACTCCAATTGTTCTTGTCCACTACTATATTTGATTTGTTTTGCAAGACCAGGCGGTAACATATTTTCATACTGCTTATATAAATTAACTATGTCATTATAATGAGACAATTCCAATCCAGGCCCATTTAATTTAGTAGTTATTATCTGTTTGCCAAATCGTTTAGCAACATCTAAATTATCAGTATGATTAGGCCCCAACGTTGCAACTAATTTATCTCCTATCTTGGTGCTGTTGATACCCAAACCAACATCACCATACGCAGGATTAACACCTCTATATACTGTTATTACTGACGGTGATTCTATCAATAAATCTTTTAATAATATCATATAGTAATAAATATATAAAAAATGGAGTCCCGTGTTGGATTACCATTCTAATATTCTTTTTTTTAATTCTTCTAATGAAATAGAACTTTTGTTATATTTTTTTTGATTTTCTTTATGTTTTACTAACATACAATTTGCTGGATGTCTAATGATATCAGGACTTACTTTATTTTTAAATCCGTCTTTTACAGAATAAAGATGATCTCTACTTATTCCTGTTAAATTATTACCTTTATTTTTAGGACTATATTTTCCGTATTTTTTAATTAAAGATAAATCAAATTTATCAGGGTAATTTTCTAAAATAAAATCAAACTCACATAATGGTCTGTAAAATTTATAATATTTTTCTGAACAACTATTGCATATTCTTTTGTGTTTGTCTTTTATTTCATTATTACAATTTTTACATATTTTTATTTTTAACTTTTTAGTCTTTGGATTTTTATTATGATAATCTTTAACTCGTAAAGAAATTTTCTCTCTATCTTCAATGCTCCATTCACAATGTCCTTTATCTTTTTGTGTATAAATCGCAGAACATTTTTTTGAACAATACTCATTGTATCTTTTTTTATAAGAAATTAATTTATGACACTGAGGGCAATTTTTTGGATTTTTTAAATATGAACTTTCACAATTAATTTTTAATTGTTTACCTTTTTCTTTAAGAATTCCGCCAGCAAAGATAGAAGAACATTTAATTGAACAAAAAAAGTTGGTATATCCTCTCTTAAGAGATTGTCTATAATAATAGATATTTTTATCAAATTTAATATTACAATTTTTACAAATTAATTCAATAGAATTCATATATACATAAATATATGGAGTATTGTATAATATGTGAATTAATTTAACAAATTTTGGAGCACGACCAAGGTTACGCTCCTTGCATATGTATTTTCATACAATGATGTTTTGCAGACATCTCAGTTCACTAGCTCCGTCGTCGTGCATTAAAATTGGAGCCTGTTACTGGAATCGAACCTGTGATCGTTGTTTACGAAATTGATGCTTTACCTTTAAGCTATATAGGCATTAAATCATTCAGTTTCACCCGAACCAAAAATACGCTTCCAAAAACCTACTTTTTTAGGTTTTTCATCTTGTTTTGGTTCACTTACATTACTATTTTCTTTTAAAGAATTATTTGTGTGATAACTTGACATCCTCATTAAAACCTCGCCACCTTTTGGCCACTCACCCAATTTGTTTTTAAATTCATAACCACTTTTTTTCACACTTTGTCTCAAATTTTGAGCCAAAATCACATTTTCTTTCTTCAATTCTTCTATAATTTTTTCATACTCTACTATCTTGTTTTTTAACAAATCTCGTTCCTTTGTAAGTAATTCAATCTTAGATAGAAGCTCATTTTGAGCTTTATCAGTCTTTGCAACTTTAAGTTCGTCGCCTAAATCTACAATCTCTTTGGTCATTTTTGTAAGCGTATTACGCAAAGACTTTAAATCAGATTCAAGCGCAGTTTTTTCTTGAGACAAATCTTTAATCTTCACATCCTTTTCATCAGATGATACTTTTAACTTCTCGGTAATACTTTGTAACTGAGTTAAATTAGTATGCAATATACTCAATTTATTGTCATAACTCTTCAATAACGTCGCCAATTCCACATTCTTTTGATTTAAATTGGTAATTAATAAACTTTGATTTACAACAATCTCAGTCTGATTAACAACCTTCTTAGTTAGAGCTTTATTATCTCTATTCATTGAACTAAATAATGTGTATAATCCAAAAATTACCAATACAATTACAGCAATTATTGCATATAATACCTTTTTATTAGTAAACGAAAATGTTTGGGGAGCGTTTGTAGATTCCATAAATTTATTTTACTATATATATAATCCACACACTTCTAAATATATTTTTAAAATGGAGCCTCCAGTAGGTACCGCCCCCCTACGTTTCATCATTACCAATGATGTGTAATACTTTTATACTATGAAGGCAAAGAAAACTTTAAATTCAATCTTGTATCTATTCTACCATATATATCAAATATGGTAACACAAACAAATACATCCGCAGAAATCAACCAATCCGCAACCGCAACAGTTGATAAAAACTCAGCAAGTGTTTCTTACACAAATACCGCAGAAGCATCCGCTGGCGCAAGTGTTGGAAATAAAAACGCATCCGTTGGTGTAGAAGCTTCAGTAAAAACTGGTACAGAAGCATCCGCTGCCGGTGGTCTAGATGGTAACAATGTATACGCAAACGCAAGTTATAGTAGCGGTACAGAAGCTCACGTTGTTGTAGATGGTAAAGTTCAAAGTAATGGTGTAGGCGTTGCAGGTACAGCAGACGCTTACGCAGTCAGTGGTACAAACGCATCTGCAAATGTTCAAGCCGGTGACAAAGGTGTTGCAGTTGGTGCGGAAGGTTCTATTGGTAATGCGGTAGGTGTTGACGCTTCTGGAACTGCAAAAGTAAGAGGCGCATCAGTTACCGCTGGTTCAGGCGTTAGTGTTGGTGAACAAGTTGGTGGCGGTGGTTCTGCTCAAGCCACTATGGACAATGGTAAAGTAACCGTTGGTGTAAGTGGTGATGTTGCAGTATTAGTTGGCGCAAAGGTAGATGTAAGTGCTACAATTGATACAAATAAAGTTGTAAAAGATGCTAATACCGTTGCAAAAGCAACTCAACCAGTAGTTCAACAAACTACCAATGTAACAAATACTGCCGTCAAAGAAACAACTAATGTTGTAAATAATGCAGGTAATGCAATTAATGATGGTGCCAAAAAAACAGGCAATGCCTTCAAAAAAGCATTCAAATTTTAAATCCTTTGCATTCTTCTAAAGTTTTTAAAATTAAAATATTATTGTAAGTATTAAGCAGTATATCAATTTTTGATTTTTGAACTTTATATGCTCCTGGATTTTTTGGATCTAAATATAGATTATAGTCTATTAAATAGAAATCAGGAAAATAATTGTGTTCTAAACCATTGGAATCTTTCCATTTTAATGGATCAGGTCTATTCCATTTAATGTTTAAATCATCCAATCTTTTAGCTAATTCTAATTCCCAACTAGAATCGAGTGTTATTCCTTTATATTGAATAATTCCTCTGCGTAATCTTCTATGAGTAGATTTTAAAGATCCTTTACTCATATTCAGCTTACTTTGAATTGAATGTTTCTTTCCTTTTAGAGCAATATTTTTTCTACCTTTTAATTTACTAGTTAAAGTAAATCCGTTTACTTTTGCTTTTGTGAATTGATTTGTCTTTCCGCTTATTTTTTTTGATTCACACATTAAATGTGTTCTATTTGCAGATTTTAGTTTATCTATATACTCTTGTTTTTTTGGATTGTGATCACACCATCTTGTGTGTGCAGCTGCCCATCCTTTAGGTTTATCATTTAAATCAAAATTAATCAAACACCATTTACATTTCATCATATCTAAATAAATATGTTGTATAGAGCAAATAGTTTCATTTATTTTTAAATATTTGGTGGATCAGGTGGGAGTCGAACCCAACACTTATCCAATTATGCACCTATCGCTTAGAAGGCGTGGCCAATACTGATCCGTTGAATTTGTTAGTAGTTATGTTCTCACCAGTGATCACAGAGTAAAGGGGATTGAACCCAACACTTACTAACAAAATTGGTTGACCGTGCCGGTTACGCTCCGGCGTAGGACGATTATCAGTCGTCTATTCTGCTATTGAATTAACGGTCAATTGAAATGGTGGGGTATGTAGGTAATGCTCCTACCCAGCCCGAAGGCAACGGTTTTACAGACCGTTCTGCGTCTTTATCAGTATAATACCCCAAAAATGGTGGGAGCAGTAGGACTTGCACCTACGAAGGCCGTTAGGCCGGGACATTTACAGTGTCCAGCAATTGCTGCTATGCGATACTCCCGAAAATTAGTAGGGCAGTTCATCTAAACTTACACTAGGATTTCACACCGTTCAAGCAATTTCGAACTTGCTCATCTATCTAGCTTGTTTTTTATCAATTACTACTCCCTATTGAAAAATTATATAATGTATAATGAACAATGAAATTATTTAAATTTCTTAAGGCACTTTATGTTCATACTATTGCAATTTGATCAACTGCCTAACCCTTAATCAGCATATATCATACATCATATAAAACTATTGAAAGAGCTCCAGAGGAGGGTTTCGAACCCCCAACCCTGCGGTTAACTTTGGCCTTATGAGATTTGCACTCTCTATTAAATAATACTTTATGGCCCACAGCCGCATGCTCTACCATTGAGCTACTCTGGAATTGAAATTTAAAAATTATTATGAAATTTTCTTATGATATTTCATTTTTATACCCGGTTTCCATCCATTATTTATGTAATCATTTAATTCTTGTTTTTTAATGGTTTTATTCTTAGATTCTAAATCTGAATAAACCCAACAATTTCCATAATTTGAATTATCTATACCTGTATATTTGCCTTTTCTATCTGCGCTCATTTTCTTTTTCGATTCATCTTTATGTTTTCTACCAGTCCAATGAAAACCATCTCGTTTCCATTTTTCTTTTAAAGATGTTGATACTTTCTGTTTCCATTCTTCAAATAATCCTTTTTCAATTAAAAATTCTTTTATTTTATTACCAGTTAATAAATTTTTTCCACCGTGATTAATATCACCGTTCTGACCATACAAATTTTTACCAGATTCATTTATATATGAATAACCTCCACATCCACCTTCCATAATATTGTATGTATTATCTGATTCAATAAATAATTGATTTACTATTTCTTTTTCTTTCGCAAACATTTCTTCAGCGGTATCAAATATAAATAAAACTTCTTTTACAAAGTTTTCTTCACCATATTTTCCTACTGCTCTTTTGAATAATTTACCAGAACCCATATAACTGTCATATGGATTTTTTGTTTTATGCATTCCAATATAAACTTTGTTGTTAATTTTATTGGTAGTTTTATATATTGTATATTTGAAATCTTGGTTCACATCCATAATAATAAATATGGATGTGAACTGTCAAAATGTATTTTATTTTGACGAAAGCTCCCCCAGAAGGACTCGCACCTTCACCTAACTGGGTAACAACCAGCCGTGCTACTTTGACACTACAGGGGAGTTAAAAAAATGTTTACTGGATTTCAACGAACGTTCCACTTACTAATTATAACCTCGTCAGATTATAACATTCAATGTCTATCAGTGTCAATACATTACTTACTACTTCAACTAGTGATTCAGATTCGAACTGAATGACTTCCGCTTATTCGTGCGGTTGTTTTACCAATTAAACTACGTTCGTTGCCTTCACCTAATGTATTTGAAAAAATGGCATCCACCGTAAGAATCGAACTTACCCACGGGCTTTTGGAGAGCCTGTCGCCTAATCCTTGGAACATTGGCGGATATGAAATATTTGACGGTCAAGATCTTAACGCTTCACTGTTTCAGATTATGCTAGGGGTGATCTTGCTTACGACTGCACCCTACAGTGCCGTCAAAAATGGTAGCCTATGCCGGTGCTGCCCCGGCTACTCTTGGATGAAAGCCAAGTGACTTAGCTGGTTGTCGAATAGGCCATTAAAATGGTGCTGATGGTAGGAGTTGAACCTACAACCTTTTGATTCGTAATCAAACGCTCTAATCCATTTGAGCTACACCAGCATAAATTGGTTACCCCACTTGGATTCAAACCAAGGTTAGTGTCGTCCGGGACACTAGTCCTAGTTACTAGACGATAGGGTAATTAAATTGGTAGCCTCACTCGGAGTCAAACCGAGTTCTCCGGATTGAGAATCCAGAATCCTATTACATTCGTAGACGATGAGGCCATTATAAATTTGGGGTGATATACGAGTGCTGCCCTCGTTCCGTGAGTTTCACAAACTCAAATGCTAACTGTTACACCAATATCACCATTACTATAAATTGGAGCCTCCTCCCGGGCTTGCGCCGAGCTCTGGGGTTTACAAAACCTCTGCATCGCTACCAATGCTTAGGAGGCATAAAAATCTTTTATTCTTATACCAAATAACAATAACCTCAGTTATGTCATTATCGCCCTATGGGTTCTGTATTCCAGCATAACACCCACGGACCAATCAATTGATTTTCCCAGTCTTTACCTTTGGTTACTGGCGGTGGCTCAACAGATGGAGTTTCAAGCCTTCCACAATCTTCATTAAGTCTAACAGACTATTTTAAATTGTCAATCATCATTTTAAACTTTCAGTTACTTCGATTTCACTTACTAGTTTCGTTTAATGTCCTTTTATCTTACATGAGTTTTTCAACTTGTCAACACCTTTTCGAAAAAACAAAAAACCGCCATCTTTTTGGATTGGCGGTTGATTTTTTGTACAAGAAGGTGTTCACATACTATACAATATCAACCGCCAGACATTCACAATTTGTAAATGTATCCCAGCGTTTAATATGTGTATACTTGACTCTCATTTAATAATATATATCACACAACTATATATTCGTCAATATTTTTTTGAGAAATTTTTAACCAACTTCACAAACAAATACATCATATACAATATTATTGCAGTAGATGCAATCAATAATACAGAACATCCTGTCGTAAATATCCAACTCAATATTGCTAACTGCGATTCGCTTAGTGACATAATTTTATTTCTTTAAACTATACAATTTGTTTTCCACAATCAAATAATCCACAATGCCATTAACCAAATGATCAAAAGCATTCTCAGGCCAACATACTATTGGCTCTTCATGTATGTTAAATGACGTATTTATCAACACAGGCACAGACGTTCTAATATAAAACGATTTTAATATATCATACAACAACTCGTTCTTTTCTTTATAAACCAATTGTATACGTGCAGTCTTATCAATTGGATGCAACGCAGATGGTATTCTATCATGCCAATCAATTCGTGTATCATACAACATTGTCATAAATTCAGAAGTATATCTGCTCTTGTGTATCTTAAATACATCATCCGCATATTCAGGTAATACCACAGGAGCAAATGGCATACAATCATTTCTATTTAATCGATCATTCAATTTGTCATACGCCTCCGCACTTCTAGCATCAGCCAATATGGTTCTGTTGCCCAACGCTCTAGGCCCATACTCCATTCGACCTTGAAACAATCCCACTATATGTTGTTCATCCAATAATTTTGCAACACGATCCACATCCAAATCTTCACAAACAAACTTGTCTTTGAACTTTACATCAAAAATAGTATTTTGAATTTCAATGTCATTATAACCCCCACCCAAATACACATCATTCAATCTAAATACATCTTGTTTTTTATTGATACTGTTGTACAACAACCCAGATCCCAAAGTCAAACCTTCATCACCCATAGGAGGTGTAATATACACTTCCTTAACCCATGGCAATTCATTGATTCGCTTGTTTACCTTAACATTTGCAAATATTCCACCACTCAAACACACATGATCATACTCAGGATACAAATCATGCAAATTATTCAACAACTCACAAACTTTATTTTCAAAAACAATCTGACCAGCCGCAGCTATGTCATTCATAGTTACAGTATTCTTATAAAATCTTGAACCAATCTTTTTGAAAATTTCAGTATAAAACTCAATAAACATGTTTCCTTCAAAATTGTCAGCCAATTTACGAGTCTTGATACCATCCAATTGTCCTATAGCATTTTCAAATACAGGTATCATTTCATCAGGAAATTTTCCATGAGAACTCATACCAACTATCTTACCCTCATCTTTTAATCTTTGAAAACCCAAAAATTCAGTCAACATCGCATAATACATACCAAATGATACTCGACCAACCTCAATACCATCAATATACTTCATGGTGTTGTTTTCACCCAAATAATACTTGGCACTATAGTTACATCCCAACGCATCAATACTCACAACCAAACACTTCTTATCAACAAATCCACTGGTATAATAAGCCAAAGCACAATGAGCACCATGATGGTCATACTCAAACGATTTGCTCTTGATACGATCAATATCAATAAAAAAATTGCAACGAGCAGAAACCTTTTGCAAAAATTCATCAGTTAAATTATCTATGCCAATAACCTTGGGAAATAAATAAACATCAAAATTATTTATGTCTTCTTTGTTTTTGTATTGCAATTCATACAAACTCAATATCGGAAGCCTAAAAAACAAATTCTTCCAGTCAGTGCTGGTTTTGATTCTAGTGAATCGTTCCTCCTCATAACAATACTTGGGCCGACCATTTTCAATAACAGCCAACCCACTACTATGTTCGCCACAAACAAAACTTAATATCTTCATAACGTATTATAATAATATAACACTTTAAAAACAAAACACAATATTATATTTCAACGAAGTGGTATATACAAATTACCAGTCAACCCCTTTTCACTCAAATAACTCGCGTCACTCACAGCCAATGGACTTGTTATATATCCATATCGCTTGCTCAATACATCTCGCAACTCATTGCCAGCCTGTTGTATATACTCCAATTGATCCTGTCCACTGCTGTTTTTAATCATTCCAGCAATTCCAGGCGTTAACATATCCTTGTACTCTTGATACAACTTGATTATATCATTGTAATGACCCAACTTTAATCCACGACCATTCAACTTGGTTGTTATAATCTGCTTGCCAAATCGCTTAGCAACATCAATATTATCAGTGTGATTAGGCCCCAACGTCGCAACCAACTTGTCTCCAATCTTGGTGCTGTTGATGCCCAATCCAACGTCGCCATACGCAGGATTTACTCCTCTATACACAACATCTACACTTTTAACCTCGGTCAATATATCAATCAATTTCATATGTTAATGTATCAATAACCAAGTTCCAATAACATCAGCTCTATTAGCACTATCATCACCATCACCTGGCTTAACTATCACATTATACTTAGGCTCGCTACCAACAGGTATCTTCATCATTTCATCATACGTAATTACACTATCAGCAGACATATTATACTTAGATGCCAACTTCTTCTTCAATATATTCAAATTTTCATCACTAAACTGTATCTGACCCTTGTCATTTCTAACAACCTTGCCATCGCCATCTCTCGTAATCAAATCATCAAACATAGTCTTGGGTACAACAGTACTATGTTTCGTCTTTTGAAAATCAATCTGCTTTTCTTGATCAGGTGTAGCACCCATGCTAAAATTCATCTTGAAATTGCTTGGCTTGTCACCAGTCGCAACTCCAGCCATCTTGGTATAAGCATAAAAATCAATATTAGGAAAATCCCTAGCAACACTATATGCCAAATCCAAATACTCAGGACTAAAGAAATCCCCAGCATCATGCCATCTCACCACAAGCTTGGTGCCTTTTTTACCATACTTAGCCTCTGCAGATCTTAACTCACTCTCCAACTTGCTCTTGTATCCCTGTGGATCATTCAAAAGAAAATTCAATTGTCGAGTTTGTGACATGCTACTAGCCTTCCATTGCACATATCCACCCTTCTTGGCATAACAATATACCTTACAAGCACCCGCACCAGGACACGTATCAACTACAACAAAATCACCAGTAGCCTCATTAACAGCCAATCCCTTCAACGCAGGTAACCCAATATTGTAATACATCGTGCTGCCACCACCACTATGTGTAATCTTCTCATTTTGTTTGAGAATTTTGTCAGGACGTTGTGTGATCGCTGCCTTTAACTTATTTAAATCAAATGTTCTATCATTTTCATCTTTGATTTGTATGTTGCCCCTATGCACATATGGCATCGTATACTTGTCCATCTTGGTCTTGCTGCCACCAGCAGTTCTACGTAAATAATCCTGCATATCCGCAGCACTAATAGGTGTAGTAGTAGCACCAAGCATATCAGCCTCATCCAATTCTTGTTTTACAAATTGATCCAATGGAACAGCATGAAACTTGTTCATCATGTTTTCCACCACCACCTCATTTAATAAATCACTGAAAAATTTCATATATTACTTGTCTCCCTTCTTTAATTTATCAATCTTAACACGTAACATCTTCTTATAATTCTCCACAGATCCATAATCCTTAGCACGACTAGGATCTGGATTTTTTAACAACATCTCCAAATCCTTGATATCATCATGCACACTATCCTCACTCAAATGTGCTGTAAGTTTATCACTTTCTACCTCAGCAGCATCATTGGGTTCTCCATAATACTCCTCCCTTATTATACGTTTAATAAGAGCACGTAGTTTGTTTTCTTGTATTTTTGTCATATTTTATAAATATACTCACATATCAACATATACGATTTTTCCCAAAGAAAAATTTTACCACCTGTTAAATACACACTTTTTATAACCACTACCAAAAGATACCCCCTTTTT